AGTCAGGACAGGATTTGAACCTATATTCTCCCTCCCTTTAGAGCTGTGTTGCACAATTACACCACCTGACCTATTATCATCTAATCATTCCATTGAATGTAAATATAGTCATTGTTGTTGTGTTCATCACGGTGAACAGGATAAGAACTTGGATTTTCTTTACAGAATTTTATCACCCACTCAAATGCTGACAAAGACCATTGTTTGTTAGCAGTAGGTAAGTAAACAAGTATATGATCACCTTCAATCTGTACATTACAACTCCAATAATTAGGATTACCTGCTTTTTCTACAGCTAATTCAATAGCTGATTTAGTAACAGGAAAGCAATTAGGATGACTTAATTTAATGACGTCTTTCCACGCATCACAAGCTATATTGTGTAGTCTAATAATAGATTCTACTGTTGTAGTGCCATCAACTTTAAAGTTGTCATTAATGAATTCTCTTTGAGATGCTGTAGCTGCTTCATAATACTGATTTAACAGCTCACGTGAGATTCGAATAGTTTTGGTAGTGTCCATACTTGGAGTTGTCGTTTTTGAGGTTATTGTTTTAAATTCTTCTAATGTAATAGTCCTATACCCTGAGTGGTTGTCTAAGAAGGTTTTTATATCCCCACACCAATAATTGCTGTTATCAGTAGGATGTTCTGACAATAGTGTAAAGCTTACAATAGGTTCAGCAAAGACTGAGTTTGGATTAGTCTTTTTCCACCAAGGTACTAAGATGTCTTCATTTTCTCTTGTTATCTCAATAACCCACTTGTCTGACTGAGACTTCCAAGGGGTATATACTAAGTTCAAGAATGTTTCATAAGAGATGATAGGTCTAACCTGGTAGAATCCTTCATTGTCATTAATCCATGTTTTGTCATTAGTAATAAATCCATTACCTACCCAACCAAAATTTCTCCATTCTAAAAGTTCAAGGGTGTCTGTATCTTTATTTTTACAAGCAACACACCATTGTTTTGGCAATAATTCTTTTTTACTCATTGTTTTATTATGTTTTAAAAGTTTAAGAAGAGAAGGCAGTTTCACACCACCTTCTCATAATGATTATTTAATTCTACTGTTATGTTCTTCCATATCACACATACGTGCAAAAGGAATCCAAATGTAACACAAAAAAAGTGCATACATCTGACCTCCACTACAAAGAAGTTCTCTGTAGTTTGTGTTGCCTATAAAAGCAACTACTCCTGTAAGGATTAAGTAGCTAAGAAAAGCAATTGAAAGATACTCTATAAGGTATCTTGTGTTTGAATACTTCATACTTTTTGTTTTAGAAGGTAAATAAATAGGGTTATGATTAATAAGGTCAAGAGCTCAAAGGCTAACATAGAGTTTATGTTTGTAGTCAGCATTGAGTACATTAAGCCTGCCATAGACAGGACTAGTGCAAGGAATAAAAGGTTTTGTTTCACGATGGTTTTGTTTTTAATGTGATAAATAGGGTTAATTAGGCTTGCATCTCGTAGAAATTAACATTAGAGAAGTTCTCAATAAGGTAGGATATAACTCCAATAGGTAAACCACTTGCATAGTTTTTACCATCTGGAGATATAGTACCATGTATGAGTCTGAACTTATCTATTCTTAAAAAGTACTTCATCTTATCTGATGATTCATAGTAGTATTGGATACTCTCTTCAGGTACTACATCTACTTTTGTGATGTTGATGTTCATTTGATAGGCACAAGCATTGACAAGTAATTCTTTTGGCGACATAGTTTTGTTTTGAATGTTTTAGAATGATTGTTTAGTTATCCCTCTGCACTCAGTTGTAATCACTTTATAACAACATCAGGCGGAATACCGCAATCAATGTTGGTCATCAGACTTACACTTTTTGTTACAACTGCTCACCCTTGGGAGCTGATTAACTTTAGTTACAGGCAATATTACCTTCCCCTACAGAGCACCCACTCTATTGTGAGATTTATCTATAGCTTCGTTTGTTAATCAGGTAGTTTCACATCTTAAATGTACTTGTATTTCTACAAAGGGATAATAGTCCTTCAACCATTTAAGATGCTTATGCTACGTGAGTTGTGGTGCATTAATAAAACAAGGATGTAGAGTCCTTGTGTGAGTCCTTTAAGTTAATAAAGGTTTAGTCGTTTACTTCTAAGAGCCACTGCTTGAGTGTACCTAAGAAGACCAGAGATCCCTGGTTGTCGTATACTGCCATGAGGTTAAAACATTATAGTTTATTAGTTATTTAAGGTTTGTTAAAGTAAGTGGAAGGGAATGATAGGGAGCTTGTAGGTGTATGTAAGGGATAGAATAGGTGGTTAAATGGTGTTGAAGGTGTAGGAAGTTGGAAGGATTTATAGTTGATTAAGGTGTTGGAAGTAGTCAAGAGGATAGGGATAAAGCAGTATAGAACTATAAGTCAGAGAGATGAAAGGACAAGAAGAGTTCTAAAAGACTGTTTTGATGGAGGGAAGTTCTAGGGTGTCTCAACCTGACATACAGACTAAAAAGATTGAAGAGTCTTTTATCTTTTATTGCTCTACAACCTAATGTCTATAGGACTTTCAAGTTGTCAGTAGTCTACAAGTCAGGGAAGGAAATAAAAGAGTTCTTTGTCTTTTATTATGCCACAAGTAGTCTTGACGTGACGGGAAGAAAAGAAAAGAAAAGCACGTTGGAGAACTTGCAGTTAGGAGGAAGCCTTGCACAAACTTGCAGTTCGGTCACGAAGTGACAAACTCCTGAGACTGTGTAGACGAAGTCGGAACAGTTGAAGGGTATTATGAGACGAAGTCTCAACCTTTTAGGACAACAAGAGAAGGAAGCCCATAACAGGCTCCCCTCGTCTCATTGAACTCACACAAAACCTCATACTATCAGGTGTTGAACACCTTAGGTTTATGCGTCTGCAAGTGCAGAAATCTGTGCGTCTGACCAACCTGCTTGAGTCAAGGCCTCAACACTGTAAACTGTACCGTCACTCATCTTCTTCATAGAAGGTGGTGTAGGTCCTGCCATTACAGGTTGTGGAACTCCTTGTGGTGCAGGTGCAGAAGGTGCAGAGATAGGTGTTGCAAGTGCAGTTCCAAAACTACGTTCTGTACTCTTAGCAACTTGTACATTTGAACTTACTCTGTTCAATGTCCACGCAGATTTAACCTCTCCTGTCTTCGTGTCTGTCCACGTGTCCTTTTTCAACATACCCAATGCCTGTCCATAATTCTTCAAGGCATTTAAGTCTGCATTGTCCTCCCAAATAGAGGCACGAACTGTGTACTTGTCTGCAATCTTATAGAATGCATTTCTACAATCCTCTGCTGTTGCAAATGGTTGAGTCAAGAATGCATTAATTTCAGTTGCGAAGGCATTGAAGTTCACAACAGTTGTAGAGGATACTACATACTTACCCTTTACACCGTTTGCAGTGTTTGCAGGTAATGCCTGTTGTTCTTTACCCCAAATCAATGAAGCCTCAACAGGTGTTCCCTCTACAGGGTCAATTTCCTTGAACTTCAAACGCATAACTGCACTCTTTGCCTGCTCTACTGTCTGTGAAGAACGAAGTGAAGGCTGTTGTGGTGTTGCTGTGGATGCTGTGGGTGTCGGTGTTTGCTCAATTAATGTAAGCATATCTGTGGTGGACTGTTATACTCCCGTCCGTGGAGTTAAGTTAGTACTATGGCAAGGAATCGAACCTTGCTAATAACCATTCATAGTTAAGACATTACAACATACGGTGGTGGTGGTGTAGGTAAGTTAAACACACTTACCAATCCTACTGCAGGATGACAGTATTCGTGCACCAATATGAATCCTTGTAACAAGAACAAGGTCTTTACTTCAGGGTAAGACAGCCCTCTTCCTAAGCAATAATCTTCTGTAAGTTGCATAGTGTGTGTGTTCAGCACTCCTGTCCACGAGTTTAGTTATGTAGCCCTAAATTCCTTTCAACAGGAAACGTGTACGGCTACTTTCCACGCAAGAATTAGTAGGGGGGACTCATCCTAAGGTGGTCTCTCCTCTTTGACATACACATAGTTTTTTAAAATAAGAAGGTGGGGGGTGTCTTTATAGTTCTAACACCTAGGGGGTACTTTATGACCTTAAGGTACTAGGGGGCCTATGAATTTAAAAGAATTTTAAAAATTTCTTTACTACTCTCCCAAGGGTTTCAGAGGAATCCTATAGTTGCTTGTTGTTTGGTATGAAAAAAAACCATTAACTTTGTGGGAGTGATTAACTACTTAAAACAACTATTTAAAATGTCAGAAGATTTAAACCTCCCTGAAGAGATGGAACAACAAGAACCATCTACACCACAAGTATCAGACTCTACAACTTCAATGCCTGAAGAGTATACAGTAGATAGTACTGAGACACCTCAGTTTGAAGAGCCTACTACAACTGAAGAACCAATCAAAGATGGTTGGGCAGTAATGAGAGATTATCTCTCTCAGTCTGAAGAAGTAGAACCTACTATCAAAGCATTAATGGACAAGTATGCTGACTCGCACGCTGTGAAAGTCTACAAGTCTGAAGATGAGAGTGAGTGGGAACTATTCCTAGTACACCGGTCTTCATTACCTACACACCAAACATGCAAGACACTTAGAGATATTATCTCAAGTGGAGTTGAAGGACCTAACAAGTACGGAATGCACACGTGGATTCATGGTACTAAGGAAGAAGTCCTTGAGGCATGTACAACACTATAGTATGCTTGAAAAAAAGACTTGTAACCTTAAGTTATACAAAGAGACATCTCTCAGAACAGGGATACCTCCTCACCAAGTAGAAGAATTCTTTAGAGTTGTATGCAACTACACTGAAGAGGTTATATCAAGAGGAGGGTATGAAACTGTTATGTGGCCTAACTTTGGAAAGTTTAAAGTAAAACCTAAACAAGTACAATACCTAGCCAATAAGGATGTCATACAAAAGATATGAAACTATTCGAAGTAAATGAATTTGGGGAAGCCGTGGTTAACAAACCGTGGCTTTCTCTTATACCAGAGTTCCAGAACTTATTCAGACTAGCAGGTGGTAAAGTCTCTTATGAAAGATCAGATGGTAAGAAGTATATAGCTTACATCTACTTTATGTTAGACTTCTCTTCACCGCTAAGGGAATGGGAGGAAGAAAAAAGAAGGTCTGAGGCTCTTAGATATACCGGCCTTACTGAAGCAGACCTTAAACAACCTAAAGTAAAAGCTGCAATAGATTACTATGAGATGTTACAGACTTCTATCTGTAGAGCATTAAGGTCTTACAAGGCTGCACAGAAAGGACTTGATAAGATGGATGAGTACTTTGAACATATAGACTTTACCCAAGTAGATAAGCAAGGTAAACTCCTATACACTCCTAACCAATACATTGATAACATAGCCAAGACTAATAAGGCTTATGATGAACTAGAGAAACTAGCCAAGAGAGTCGATACTGAACTTACTCAATCTAGTGGTATCAGAGGTACTGCAGAATTAGGAGAAAGAGAGTTAAGACGTTCAAGAGGTATAGCTGATGAAGGGGAAGAGTCTTGGAATGAAAAGACAGAACAAGCAGATAGCCCAATGAACTTTGTAGATCTAGGAGATATACTTAACAAATAAACTGATGTGGCATAATCTAGTAAATACTGAATACTTCAAGGAGGCAGCTAATGGCTTTAAGAAAAATGGAGGCAAGTACACTCTAGCCCCTAGAGGTTCTAAGGACTACTTTGACTTTTGGCAGATGCATGAAGATAGATGTAAGAAAGGCTACAAGGTAGGTGGTACTTGGATTACAGGTAGACACTACTTCCATCTTAACTTCCAACCTATGTGGAAGACAGATGATGCTGTAGCATTAAGAGCATTTGAAGAAGCTAGAGATAAAGGTGGTAGGATATCTAAAAGAACTGCTGATAAGATATTAGACTTTCCAAGATTCCACGAGATGCAATATGAATGGTGGAGATTTAAACACATAGCTTGGAATGGTGGAACATTTATGGGAATAGACTCACCAGGGGGTAAGCACATGTGTTGTGCCAAGACTCGTGGAGCAGGATTCTCTTACATGGAAGCTGCTGATGGTGTGTACAACTACAACTTCATTCCCGGTTCTAAGTCATACTATTTTGCATCCACAGAACAATACCTAACAGTAGATGGTATTTTAGTTAAAGTACAAGAGGGACTAGATTGGATTAACAACCATTGTCCTTATTGGAAACAGAACAGACAGAAGAAGAATACAATGATGCATCAGAAAGCATCTTACTTAGATCAGTATGGAGAAGAGCAGGGTTCTATGGCTGAGATTATGGGAGTCATTGTAGACAACGCTAATAAGACTAGGGGTAAGAGGGGAAAGAAAGCAGTCTTTGAGGAAGCAGGTTCTTTTAAGAATCTTAAAGCTGCCTTAGAAATCAACATGGGTTCTATGAGAGATGGTGACTTCTATGTAGGTCAGATATCAGTCTTTGGAACAGGTGGGGAAGAGGGCCCTTCAATTGAGGGACTTGAAGATGTCTTTATGAATCCTCATCAGTGGGACATGCTATCCTTTCCTAACATCTGGGAAGCTGGAGCAGACTCTGAGACAGGATACTTTGTTCCTTCCTTTAGGGCCAACTTTGTGTATACTGATAAAGATGGAAACACAGACATAGAGAAGTCACTACTATCTGATAATGAAGAGAGAGTTAAGAAGTCCAAGTCTAGAGATCCTAAAGATATTGATAGAAGAAAGGCTGAGTACCCACAAAGACCTTCTGAACTATTCCAACGATTACAACTCAATGACTTTAATGTCCACGAGATAGACCAACAGATTAAGAGGATTGAATCATCTACTACTATACAAGCCCTACTACGTCATGGTAACCTAGTATCTTCAGAATCTGATACAGCTTTAAATGGTGTAGAGTTTTTACCTGACAGCAAGGCTAAGCCTATAAACCAATACCCACATAAGAGAGGGGACGACCTTACAGGTTGTGTGACTATATGTGAAAGACCTTACAAGGACCAGAACGGTAAAGTACCATCAGGTATGTACAAGTTAGTCTTTGACTCCTTCTACAAAGATGATGCTGATGACCTTACTTCTTTATTTGACATTAGAGTCTTTAAACTAGACAACCCACACGATAGTTCCTACACAGGATTACCAATAGCTTGGTATACAGGTAGACCTAAACTAGCTAGGTGCCACGAGATACTATTCAACCTATGTATGTACTATAATGCTACTGCTCAAGGGGAGATATCAGGTGGAGGACAATCAGTCTTAGACTATGCTAAGCAAAAGAGACTATTACATTGGTTAGACTTTGAACCTGAGATGTTACACAACAAGGAGATAGCTTCAAAACAAAAGAACAGGTCTTACCTTATGAACATGACTACTGATAGAAAGAAGATGGGTATGACTTATATGGCTGAGTGGCACATGGAGATTAGGGGAGTAAGAGCAGACCACACGCCTATCTACAATGTCCATCAGATATATGATGTAGGTCTACTAAGAGAAATGAGAAGAGGTGGTATACAGAACTCTGATAGAATGTCTTCTACACTTATAGCTATGTTTATGATTAAAGAGAATGTAGCTTATAGAGTAAAAACAGCACAAACAAAAAGTGACTTTTACTCAAGAACTTTGTTTACAGGAACATCCATTGCAGAAGACAATACATCTCTCTATTAAAAGTTTTGTATCTTTGTAAAAAATAGTGTATCATGGGTGAGATAACCAGTTCTGGCAAACCAATGCAAACCCTTTTATGGGCTGATAAAATCAAAGACAACGGTAAGTGGTTTGAGAATTGCTGCAACTACTATGTAGGTGTAAGTAGATTCTACGGCCGTACAAGGAGTAATGATGCTAGAGACCTTAAAGTCTTGTATGATGTATACAATGCAAAGTTCCCTACTGATTGGTTTCTACAACATACAGATCCACTATCAGCTAAAGACCCTAAGCACAAACAGTTCCCGGCTAAGATAAGACCTGTTTGTATCCTTAGAACCAACTTGGATCTTCTAATGGCTGAATACCCTAGGAGACCATTTATCTACCAAGTCAACAACATATCAGATGATGGGTACTCTAGATACCAAGAAGAGTTAAAGTCTCAGGTAACATCTAACATCACAGAGCACTTTAGGAACATGCTGATGAAACAGATGATGCAAGAAGGTTTACTTACTGAAGATGGACAACCTGCATCAGAAGAAGCAGTTCAACAAGTTCAAGATAGACTAGACTCTCTAGAGATACCTGATGGTATTAAGAGTAAGTTCTCATCATCATACAAAGATGCAGTAGCTATCAAGGGACAAAGATGGTTAACTAGAATCATAGCAGAATCCTACCTACGTCAGAAGTTAAACAAGTGTTTTAAACATTGGGTAATAGTAGGGGAGACTTACTCTTTTAAAACTATAGAGAACAATCAGTTTGTCTACAGAGCTATATCTCCATTGATGATTGACTATGATAAATCTCCTGAAGAGGACTTCATAGAAGATGGTGAGTGGGTAGTGTTTGAAGACTTTGTAACAGTCTCAGATGCAGTAGATAGATACTACACTGAACTAGTAGAAGATAACATTAAGAAGATGGAGCAGACTACCATCTATAACTCCCCTACACACCTCTATGACCATTTATCATCTACCCTTGAAACATCAAGAGGTAATAAGGTAAGAATACTACACACAGTTTGGAAGGGTAAGAAAAAATGGGGTATGCTGACTAGAATGAACCCTGAGACTCAAGAGGTAGAGACAATAGAAGTAGATGAGGACTACCCAGTAGATACAACAACTGAATCAGTAGAATGGCACTGGGCTAATGAGATATATGAATGTACTAAGTTGTCTCACGACATCTACCTTAGGAAAAGAGCATTCCCTTTTCAACGTAACTCAATGTCTAACTTCTCTAAGACTAAACTACCTTACAATGGTAGGAAGTTCTCAGACACTCACTCACAGAATGTTTCTGTAATGGAGATTGGCCTTCCTCTTCAAATCATGTACATCATTATTACCTATACCCTTGAACGTACTATAGCAAGAAGTAAAGGTAAGATAGTACTATTAGATCAGAATGTAATACCAAGAGAAGAAGGATGGGATGAAGAGAAGTTCTTCTACTATGCAGAAGCTATGGGTTATGGTCTTATCAATAGAAACCAAGTAGGTGTAGATAAAGGATACAATCAATACCAGGTTTTAGATATGAGTCTGTATGACTCTATTAAACAGCTGATAGATTTACAGATGCACTTTAAGTCTGAGTGGGATGACCTTATAGGAATCAACAGACAACGTAAGGGACAAACCTATGCATCAGACTTAGTGGGAGTTAATGAAAGAGCTACCTTCCAATCTACAGTTATTACTGATATGATATTTAACCTATTCGAAGAGTGGGTAGAAAGAGAACTACAGGGTATATTAGACTTGACTAAGTTCTTAGCTATAGATGGTGTCTACAAGGTATGGAATAGCACTGACCTTAATACTGAAATCCTAGAGATTGAACCTACTGAGTATTGCTCTGCAGACCTAGGTATTATGGTACAATCTTCTGCTGAAGCTATGGCTATTAAGAACAAGCTAGAAGGCAGTGTACAAGCAATGCTTCAAAACAATGTAAAACCTTCTACTATCTTACACATACTCAAGTCACAGAACATAGCTGACCTAGAGTCCAAGTTAAATCATATTGAAGAGATACAAGCTAAGGCAGAACAGCAATCAGCTCAATCTCAACAAGAAGCCGAAGCTGCTGCTGATGAACGTAAGAAACAGTTTATGGAATACCAAGAGTTGCTGAAGAGAGGTTCAATGCAAGAAGAGTATGATAGAAAAGAAGATATAGAGAATATTAGAGGAACTTTCAGTACTTTTACATTCCAAAACGGAGATGCAAACAATAATGGAATTCCTGATGCCACAGAAGTTGCTAAGCTTACTCTAGAAAGAGAGAAGTTTATGGCAACCCTACAAGGCCAAAGGGAAGCTAGAGTACATGATGCAAGAGAAAAAGAAAAGGACAGAGCACTTAAAGGTCAAGAGATTGCCTCTAAGGAAAAGATTGCAAAATCTAAACCTGCCCCAAAGAAGTAAACTTAAACTAGAAATATGAAGTTCGTAAAACTTTACAGAGAACCCGGCAGTCCAAGTTCCGGGGGAGGTGAACCATTACCTCCAAGCTTGGCAGACATAGACAACAATGCAGAACCTGTTAAGGTAGACCCACCTACAAACCTTGCAAACCTTACACAAGACCCACCACCTGAACCTGTAGAAGGATTAGATGCTGATGGTAATCTATTGGAAGGTTATGAAGAGTTAGAAGATGGTACAATCCAAAAGGCTGCAACAGATCCTGCTGAACCTGTAGACCCTGATGAACCTATAGATTCTACAGAGTTTTGGACTAACGTAGACAACTTAACAGGTAAGCCTGTAGAGGTTGAATATGGAGATGTAGATCCCTTATCCCCTGAAGGTGTAGCTATGAGAGAATCAGTAGTAAGGGATTCTGCAGTTAAGGAATTTGATGAGTACATCAAAGGCCAATACCCTAGAGCTTACTCATACTTCTTACACGTGCAAGGAGGCGGTTCTGATGAAGAGTTCTTTACTGAACCTTCTCAAGGATTAGTAGACAGAGATACCTTTGAGTCAGACCCTGACATCCAAGCTAATTGGATACTCAATGACTTCTATCGTAAAGGTATACCTGAAGAGGTTGCACAAGCTACCATAGACAACTACATAAAGAACAATCAACTAAGAGAACGTGCCCTTAAGGTTTACAATGAGCAAGAGACTTTTGACAAACAAAGACTAGCTCAGATGGAAGAACAGGACCGTGTAACTAGAGAGTCTTTCCAAAGTAATGTAAACAACCTTTCAAGTGTACTTGATAAGACTATCAAGAATGATATGAAGGTAGTAGTACCTGAATCTAAGCAAGCAGACTTCAAGAAGTTTGTAATGGATAAGGTACAACATGATGGACAGAAGTTCTTCTTTGTACAAGAAGTAGGTAGTGATGTGAATACAGCAATGGATGCATTGTACCTACAATATGTAAAAGGAGACCTAAACTCTATCATAGAGAAAAGAGCACAGTCAAAAGCCGTACAGAGATTAGGACAACGTATCAAGTCTGATAGAAGTAAAAGTTCTGGGTCAGGAGATGACAGAAGTTCAAAAGGTTATGTAACTTTGGGTGAAATTTAATTATTAACAAAAAAACTATAAAATGGCAAATCAAGTTTATCCTGCGTATAAATACCAGGTACAAGAACAAATCTTCGATGCAAAGTCGATGCTAGATGAGACCAACTTTTATCATCAACGTCAGGGGGCTCCCTCTATTTTGACTGCTAAGTTGACCTACATCTTAGGTGATTACAACAAAGCTTTTCCTCTGTCTGGTATGACAGTAGGTGGAGTAGGGTACGGTGCTAACAACACTACTAAAGAGATTGATGACGTGCAGTTCACTTATCCAGTTATGGGTCGTGATGACAAGGCTTGTCCTATCTTAACTACTAACGGTGGTACAACACTAGGTATTGGTAACCAACCTTTCTACCTGACGTTTGCAGACAACTGGATCAAACGATTCTACATCATTCAATCTCAAGGTGGAGCTCAGGCTTATGTACTTGAAGATGCTGAACCACAACCAACAGGTGGATTCCGTTACAAAGTTGTATTGGATCCTGCTGGTCCTTCTGACTACCTTGCTGCTTCTGAAGCTACTGCAGGTTGTAACTGGGTTCCTTTACATACAGCTGTAGCAGAATCTGAGTCTCGTACTACAGAAACTGGTATGGTTATGCCGGGCTTGTTCAAGAACCAAATGGGTTTCATGAGAACAGGTATGAGTTGGGCAGGTAATGCTGCTAACAAAGTAATGAAGATTGACATTACTAACCAAGACGGAAAGACTACAAATGTTTGGATGGACTGGTTTATGTGGCAGTTTGAAAAGCGTTGGTTGTCTGACTGTGAGCACTACTACTGGTACTCTCGTTACAACCGTCTAGCTGATGGTACTATCCCATTGAAAGATATGTTGACAGGTAAAGTTATCCCACGTGGTTCAGGTGTTCTTGAGCAAATTGGTAACAAGTCTACTTACTCTAAAATGACCTACAACACACTTGCTAACAAAGTGGGTGATGCTTTATTTGGTCAGACAGATTCAGGTAGTATGTCTATCACTTTGATGACAGGTACAGGTGGATACCGTGAGTTTGACCGTGCAATGAAAGATGCAGGTGCTCAAATCCTTGGACCATTAGGTGCTGGTGATATTGCATCTCGCTTCGTAACAGGTACAGGTCGTAACCTTGCTTTAGGTGGCTTCTTTGATACCTTCTACCATATTGATGGATACACTATCAAAGTGAAGAAGAACCCAATCTTTGACGTAGGCCGTGTAGCTATTGCTTCACCTAAGCATCCTGAGACTGGTCTTCCTTTGGAGTCTTATCGTATGGTATTCTTGGATGATTCTGACATTGATGGTCAGCCTAACATTATGCACGTTGCACAGAAAGGACGTTCTTTCATTGACGGTGTAATCCCAGGTCTTACTCCAATGCCTAAGTCTTTGCAAATCCTATCTGGTAACTCAGGTATGCAAGCTTCGAAACTCTTAGCAACTGATCAAGATAAATCAGCATACACTCGTATGAAGTCTGCTGGTATCCAGATCTTACGTGCTAATCGTTGCTTCGACCTACAATGTGTTGCTGGACTTTAATCATAAAGGAGGGGCCTAAAAACCCCTCCACTTTTAAAAACTCTAAATAATAATAAACATGAAAAAGATTCTTTTAGTCTTAGCCCTGACTTTAACGGGCTTCTTATCACAAGCTCAAGTAACAGTATCATCAGGTGCACACCCTAACTGGAATCTTGACACAGCATACGCAACTGGGGCTGCTTCACAAACAGGTAGTTGGTTTGGAAAAACTATTAGTGTGCCTACTAATTTCATTTTAAATATTGATGTTAAGATTGTAACAGACAGTACATGCGTAGCTTCAGGAGGATTGACTACAGGTACTAAAGTAATGATCTATGGTTCTATGGACAATGTATATTGGACAAAAGTAGGAAGTGCATCAAATTATAATCCTCCTATAAGTTGGTCAGTGTCACCACTAACTTCTTTTGATGTTGCTACATACCCTAATAATACTTATACGGCTTATGGAAGTTCAACCTCATTTGATATAGCAGCTTTAACGGCAGATGCTGCAGCCTTACCTACGGCTGTACCCCTAATTGCTGGTGTTCATTCTGGTTATTTTATACATGCTACTATTAAACAGCCTGAGTTTTCCTACTACAAAGTAGTAGTACTTTTTGCAACTAATACTACTACCGGTACTCATAGGGCAAAAGCTGCAGCTCGTTACTACTTACGTAAACCTTACTAGTTCTTACTTACTTTATAAAGAAAGCTCTGAAATACTTCAGGGCTTTTTTGTTTGTAAGATAAAGTACCATATCTTTGTAGCAGAAAACAGTATCTAATGAAAAGCAAAACTTTAAACTCAAGAAAGATAACCATCTACCGTTCCGGTTCTTTCCTCTCTGTAGCACAGGGAAAAGATGTACAAGACTTCTTCTCTTCCTCTAAGAGGTCTATAGGCTCATACTTTGAATCTGGAGCTTCCAGACGTATAGGTACTGGATTAAGCTTTGATGAAGAGGCTCTATTACTGCCACACATCTTAGATGTACCTGCAGAGCATACAGAGTTTAGAAAGAAGTTAAATGAGTTCTATCAAGACATGGACACCTCAGTGCCTTATGATACTGGTAGAATCTTAGAGATTGGATTAGACCACTCTAATACTGATAATGTATCTAAAGGTAATATGCCTCTAGACATCATGGACTACTTACGTTACAGGCATGCAATCAAACATCCACAGGTAGCCTTGAGTAAAGATACTGCAGATGGCAATACCTTAAAAGAGTTCTACATCTTTGACAAGTTTGAAGTATCTAAGAAGTCTTCTAAGCAATTGGAAGTTAAAGATGCTGCATTAGCTATTTACCAAGAAATCAAATCTGATGATACTAAGGTTAGAATGGCTCTAGTGTTGTTAGGTATAAACCCTGATAGATTAGAATCTGGAGACCACATAGAGACACTACGTGGAGCTGCAGAGAAAGATCCTAAGAAGTTCTTAGAAGTCATGGGAGACAAGGAGTTTGAAATCAACTTCTGGATTCAGTCCATGGTAAACTACAAGATTGTAAAAGTCTTTGGTAAGAAGTACTTCGATGCTGAGACTGACAAGCTTATAGGTAATGACCTAGAAGAGACTATCTACTTCTTTAAGGATGATGTTAACTCTGACCTAATAGGTACAATGAAAGCAAGACTACAAGACAAGCAGTTGTCATAATCTTATAGTTACTTAAGTATATAAACCGTATAGTAAGGATATGCCAAAAGCTGTCTTTAAACTATACGGTTTATCTTTGTTGCATGTCTAAAGTAAACATTGCACGAGAGTATCGTGACAAACATGGCATGGAGATGCCAACAACCAAGCTTGCTCGTATCATGTACAATGAGAACAAGCTAATGTTTAAAGACGTTGAAGCTGCAAGAAGTTGTCTTCGAGATATTGAAGGAAAGAATCGTTCAAATGTCAAAGTGACTCACAAAGTAGAGCATCCTAGACCAATGAACCCTTACAATCTACCTCCTTCAGAAGAAACAGACTACACTCCTTACAAGATATCAGGAGTTAAAAACCTAGGAGTTATCTGTGACTTGCATGCTCCATACCACTCAGTAGAAGCTACCTCTATTGCTATCAAGTATCTTAAAGATCAGAAGATAGATGGACTACTACTTAATGGGGATGCTATAGACTGTCACAAGTTAAGTAACTACGTAAGAGACCCTAAGAAAAGAGACTTCAAGTATGAACTAGATGTCTTTAAGAGTATCTTTGAAATACTACAAAAGCAGTTAAAGTGTCCTATATTCTACAAGTTAGGAAACCATGAGGAGAGATATGAAAACTTCTTGTACACTAAGGCTAGTGAACTTGTAGGTGTAGAAGAGTTTGAATTCTGTAACATCCTTAAAGCTAGGGCAAGAGGTATAGAAATCATAAGTGACAAGAAGATTATACAAGCTAACAACTTGAACATAGTACATGGCCATGAGTTCAGAGGAGGGATATCTGCTCCTGTAAACATTGCTAGAGGTCTGTACACTAAAGCTAAAGTCTGTGCCCTACAAGGACATAACCATCAAACATCAGAACATACTGAACCTGACATGCTAGGCAATGTAACTACTACTTGGTCTGTAGGTTGCTTATCAGAACTTCATCCAGCTTACATGCCTATCAACAAGTGGAACTGGGGAGTAGCTAGTGTTGAGTTAGATACCAATAAGAAAGACTTTATAGTACACAATAAAAGAATCTCTAAAGGTAGAATATTGTGATACTTAAAAAAGCCACTCCTGCAGATGTTAAGGAACTTAAAGTTCTTGATGACTACTGCTTCCCCGGTTGTGGAAATGAGTTTAAATCTAAAAGAATTTGGTGGCTTATAAGGGATAACAATTATATAGTTGCTTATTGTGGTGCTATCTTTACTGATAATATCTGCATCTTTAACAGAGCCTGGGTACATAATAACTATAGGGGTAGAGGCATACAAAAGAAGATGATAGCTGCAAGACTAAAAGAGGCTAGGTCACAGGGTTGCTACAAGGCAATAACATACACTCTACCATCTAATCTACATTCTGCAAACAACCTTATGGATAAAGGATTTAGACTATACTACCCACAATACTGCTGGGTTGGATCAGAACAGTTGTACTTCTTTAAAGATTTGTTACCTTTGTAAAAATATCAGACATGACAGTTAGAGAAATGCATATAGAGATTAATCAGTCTCTCCAAAAGGTAGCTGCTAACCTTACAAGAAAGTACTTATCTCCTGAGATAGACTGGGTACTTAATAAGATACAGAATAGATTCATACAAGAGTCTTTACGTCCTGTATCATTGAATGACCCTGCACTAGCAAAGTATAGGTTTGCAGATCAAATTAGAACAGATGCCTTAAAGAATCTTACTGTTACAGGTAGAACAATAGATGCATGGGAACTGCCTAGTTCTCAAGAAAGAGTAGCTTGTTTCTTACCTCCAGACTATATGTTCCTAATGTCAGATGTGAGTAACATGTATAACCTCTGTGGAGCTCTACAAGTAACTACACCTTTAACAAAGAGCTTTACTACTTTAGAGTTGTCTCAAAGCTCTGCCGGTTCTGGGCCCTATTATGTAACTGGCAACTCTATAACTATAGGTACTACTACTACTATTAACATACCTGCAGGTTTACCTACATTTAATACATACACAGGGTATAACAAGAAAGAAGATGTTGTCTTTCTTAAAGACTTTATCATCTACAAGTTTAGAGAGTTAGGTATTGATGTGTATTGGGAAAGATATGGTAATTTCTATAGACCTAACAAGTTCATAATCCCTAACAGTGTAAGCACTACTTTAGTGTGGGATAGTATAGCCGTAACTAGCTCTGCTGTTGAAACTTTCAACATAAACTCTCTCACATTACCAACAGGAGTTCCTGCTGTAACTTACACTACAGATAACAGACTTACAAGCAACTATGACATCTCTAGTATATATACACCATACTATGGTCCAAGTATAAAGAGCCCTGTATCTGAGTTGAGTGACCACATATTATATGTCTACCATGATAATAACACTATAGTAAATAGTGTCAACATTTCTTATATTAGAAAACCTAAACCTATCTCTTTATCTTTGGGTCTGGATTGTGAAATATCAAGTGCTTTTCACCAAACAATATGTGATCTTTCTGTAGAATACATAAAAGGTCAACAAGAAGATGGTACAGGAGTCGAGATAAAGAAACAAGACAATAACACAAGAGTAATTATATAACAACTAAAAAACAAACATCATGTTAAAAAACAGATTTTTCAAATCCACCCAAGGTGTACCTTACGAACTTGCAGTTTGTACTGTTCCACCTACATCTACTGGTAATGAAACAACTACTTTTACAAGTATCATTGCTGGAGCCTCTACAGGTAACTTTTTTCTTTTACGTCAAAACCCTACTTCAGGAGTAGTAACTATTGCTAGAAATGATGCAACTGGTGCAGCCGTTTTCCGTACAGGAGCTTACAAAAGCTGGCCTCACCAATTAGCTTGGTGTGTAGATGGTGCTACTGACAAGTTCTATTTGACTTCTCAGTTTGTTCCTGAAAGATGTGACCCTATTGAAGAGTACACAGCAGCACCTGCAGTAGCTCAAAAAAGTACTATGACTTCTAGTGTTATCCCTGTAGGAGTTAACCAAGAGTTGTTCTTTAAACTTGTAGAAACTACACCTGGTAATATTCCATTACCTTCTTGGGAGTATACAGTGTTAATGAATACAACAGTTAATGAAGCAGCTGCTTGGACATATATTACTACACAAATCAACAAAGCTTCTGATGGTGAGTGGTTTGCAGCTGTAGCAGGTTCTAATGGTATTACTATTACAGGTTCTACTGCTACAAGCCCTAATCAAGTAGGACGTACTTTTAAGTTGGTAGCTACATTGTCACCTACTAAATCTGACCCTATAGATTATGGTGTTACATTCACTACTAACTACACTACAAGCCCTAACGTAGCAGCTTCTTTAGGAGTAGGTACAGTAGCAATGGCAGAAGACATGTTCACTGAAGCTTTGGTTCGTCAAGGTATTGGACACTTCTATACTCAAAGTGGTACTACTGCTGCTGAGTTTGGTGTGCCAGGTTCTTTAGCTAGTATTGTTGGATCAATAACAGGAGACGGATCAGGAGGTATTTATAACATTTATAAAATATCTGGGTATAAATCTGAAACTTCTAAAACTCCAATGGGGGTATTAAGTAACAAGTTTTACATCTTTATCTTAGTAGATGCTGATTCTACTGATGTAACAAACTTCAAAAAACAATTTGGGGGTACTTCTTACAACCTTTAATGTTTAGTCTCTTTAAAAGACAATAACAGTAGCCCCGGTCAAAAGCTGGGGCTATTGTTTTTCTAAACTTTTTCTTACCTTTGCATTATGACTCCCAATGAAATAACAACAGTACTAGCATCAGGTATGAATAAGACCTTTGATGTTCCATTCAGAACAATGCTGATGGAAAGAGTAGACATGTGGAGAGCAAGACACATAAAGAGCAGTCTTGATAAAACTCCTGCAGATAGAAAGTTCTTTAAGAGTACTATCTTTCTAAGTACTACTCAAACTCTTGAAGTCCCTTGTGCCCTACCAGTAACAGTTTGTGATGTATGGGTAACAGGAAAGATACCACAACCTCTTAGAGCTAATTCAATGCTGTTTGATTATGTGGGAGCAGTAAATGGAATGAATCCTTTCTTAGAGTCTCACCCTGGAACAGTGCAATACAAGAACAGTGGGAAGTACTCTAAAAATGTAGTACCATTTATCTATACCAATGAGAAGTTGTATATCTACAAGAAAGTCCCTATGATTAGAGTAGACTTTATAGCTTCTACACCAACAGACCTACAAAACTACCAATGTGTTTCAGATGTAAATAAAGTCTGTAACTTCTGGGACACTGAGTATCCTTGCACTCCAGAGATACTTCAATTGATATTCCAATCTATTAGAGAAGTAGATTTTAGACAAGACCCTACATTACTTGAACAATCAATACCTGTTAACCCTGTAAATGACTTAAGCAACTAATGAGAAAAGGCTCAGGTACATATCATACAAGAGATATATGGGAGTGGTATTCTTATAAACTTCTAGCAGCTAACCCTGAGTGGTGTGGTGTAAACAAGGATAAGATTATTAACTACTATATCTATGCAAAGTATGTAGATGAGAAAGGTAAAAGAAAGGTAGATGAGATACTATCTTACAAGGTCTTTATGGATACCATGAAGGTCTTCTTTGATTTGGCCAAAGACTCAGTTGTGTATGATGGAGGAGCTCTTAAGTTGCTAGGACGTTTAGGCAGTATAGCTGCTAGAAGAGTAGAAAGAGACCATTCCAAGAAGGTCATTAACTATGAAAGAACTAAGCAACAACCTAAGGTATGGAATGAAGAGAAGCAAAAAGAAGTACCCTCTAAGATTATCTACTTTACAACTGATGATTGGTGCAGGATAGGATGGCATAAAATAAGAAGGTGGGTACATAACCTTAATGTGTATGAGTTTAGACCTGCCAAAGATTTGAGGTCAGGTAAAGGGTTTGACCAGATTATGGTTAGGGCCCTTACAGAGACTCCTTCTATAAAGTACAAGTATGAATACTACCCACTTAAAAAACGTAAAAAGACAACTACATGAATTTCAGATCCACAACCATAGATGATGTAATTAGTCGTATCATACGTAACACTAGACTACAGGACTCTTCCTACATACAAGATATGATGGAATGGATACCTGAGGCTATGGGACAGATGAAGACTAAGAACCCTTTAAGTTATAGCTATGCTGACATAGACATAACCTTTCATAAAGGGAAGATGCCTTGTGGACTTATATACATACTTGCAGTAGAGTACCAAGGTAGAAGACTACCGTACTCTAGTACAGCTAAAAACTATTTAACAGGTCATGCAATTAATGACAAGAATCTGGAAGGGGATTCTAGTACTACTAACCTGTTTACCTCTGTAATCCAGACCAACCCCAACGATACATATTTTGATCAAAACAACATCATGTGGTCGTCCACATTTACACCCATGAACAACCCAGAGGTTGTTATGAAATGTGATAGACACCCATCCCACTGGTATGCTACGGAAATGGACTGGATTACAACATCTGTGATTGATGGTACTTTTAGATTGCACTACTATTCTCAACCTACTGATGAGAATGGTATGCCTTTAATACCAGACAATGAAAACTACAAAGAAGCTATTTACTGTTATGTAAGAGCTAAAATGATAGGAGCAGGTTATAATGACCTAGCCTATAAGGAGACTGACTTAATGCAACGATTCGAAACCTATGCAAGAAGAGCTATCAATGAGATTACTTACCCTACTCCTGACCAAAAAGAACAACAGTTTAAAACCCAAGTCAGACTAATTCCACCGGCCAACTACTATGAAAATTTCTTCAGAGTAGATGAACATGAAAAACCTTACTAGTATGTATAGAGTTTACAGATATACCAAATACCCACAATACTGGCCATCAGAAGCAACAGTCTATGTTGACTCTGCACCTGGTACTGTAGAAGAGTATGTAACAGATACTAATGGTACTCCTACCCTAGTGGGTAACTATATTGGAACTGTAACCTATTCAACCCTTGCTAGTTTCCCAACTGTAGGAAGGACAAATAGACTCTACATAGATGGCTCTACTAATCTACTCTACAGATGGACTGGAAGTGCTTATGTATCTGTAGGAGGAACCCCTACTATACCAACTTTAAATCAAGTACTTACTTCAGGTAATTCATCTATTTTAGATGCTAATGTTGGAACTGTAGGAGTATGGGATAGTGTAGGAGGATATTATGTTCTTATAAGAAGGTACAATGGAGGTATGGAATTTAAAAGTCCTTTAGGAACTTTTTTTACAAGTAGTTTTAGTGAAATGTCTTTTGGAGACCCCTCTGCTATACTTAGTAATCTTAGTTTAACTGCTCCAAGAACTTATTCTTTTCCTGATGCATCTGGAACTGTTGCACTAACTTCAGACATTACTATTACAGGAGTAACTGCATCTGCTCCTCTAGATTCTTCAGGAGGATCTACTCCTAACATAACTACCAAGATGCTTACTAATAAGCTAATAGGTAGAGGATCGGCAGGAACAGGTGTAATGGAAGAGATAACATTAGGAACAGGACTGTCTTTAACAGGAACTACATTAAATGCAACATCTAGTAGTGGAGGAATACCTCATGCTACTGCATCAGGGACAGATACTTATACCTCAACAATTGCAGGGGTTACAGCTTATACAGATGGAAATGCTTACCTAATACAGTTTACTAACGGCAACACTACAACTTCTACTTTAAACATAAACTCACTAGGAGCTAAAACACTGTATAGAAATAATGATGGTGTTTTAATAGGTGGGGATATAACAGCTAATGGGGAAATGTTATGTGTCTATGATTCTACACTACCAGGAACAGGAGGATTTAGACTTATAGGAACTTCTTCTAATGCTTTATTTTCTTATGTAACCAATGCTGATTCTGTTGCAATAACAAGAGGTATGCCTGTTTACGCATTTAGTGGTACAGGCGATAGAATGACTGTTAAAAGAGCATACAATACAACTGATGCTACATCTGCTCAGACTGTAGGGCTGGTGTTTTCTACATCTATTGCAGCCAATCAAAAAGGACTTATAATGATGCAGGGGTTGCTAGATGGTTTAAGTATTCTCCCAACATCTACTTTTTCTGATGGAGATCCTATCTACCTTGGAGCAACTGCTGGTACTATAACAAAGGTAAAACCTTATGCTCCAAATCACCTTGTATATTTAGGAGTAGTTACAACAGCAAGTCCTGGTGCAGCAGGTAGAATGTATGTAAGAATTCAAAATGGGTATGAGTTAGATGAACTACATAATGTACAAGCTCAAACTCCTACTGTTAATGATATTTTATACTACTTTGGTGGTAGTCCAGGACAATGGAAGGCAGCATCAATAGCTACAATATTAGGATACGCTCCTATACAACTATCTTCTCTAAGTGGAACAACTCCAGTAAGTTACAATAGTACAACAGGAGCAATCTCTATGGTTGCTGCTAGTGCTTCCAATGATGGGTACTTAAAGTCTACAGACTGGACTACGTTTAACGGAAAGCAAAATGCTTTAAGTGGAACTGGGTTTGTTAAGATATCAGGAACTGCAATAAGTTATGATAGCTCAACTTATTTAACAACCATATCAGGTATTACAGCAGGAGGTGAATTAAGTGGAACTTATGCAAATCCATCTTTAGTAAATTCAGCAGTAATAGGCAAAGTTTTAACTGGTGTTAATATAACAGGCGGAACGGTAGTTGCTACGGATTCAATATTAACTGCTTTTGGTAAAGTACAAAACCAAATCAATGGCTTAATAGGTGGATCAATTTATAAAGGAACTTGGAATGCTAGTACTAATACTCCTACTTTAACAAGTAGTGTTGGAACTTCAGGATATTATTATATTGTAAATGTTGCAGGTTCTACTAACTTAAATGGAATTACTGATTGGAACATTGGAGATTGGGCAATATTTAATGGTGGTGTATGGCAAAAAGTAGACAATACTGATGCAGTAGTTTCTGTAAATGGTCTTACAGGTGCTGTAAGTTTAACAACTTCAAACATTACTGAAGGTACTAATTTATATTTTACTAATGTTAGAACAATAGCTTCTACTTTAACAGGTTATACAAGTGGTGCAGGAACAATAAGTGCAACTGATACTATTTTAAGTGCAATACAAAAACTTAACGGAAATATAGGAGCATTAACAACAGGTGTTTCTAGTGTATTTGGAAGGACTGGTGCAGTAGTTTCAGTTAGCGGAGATTATACAACTTCACAAGTAACAGAAGTTACTAACTTATATTACACAGATGCAAGAGCAAGAGCTGCATTAAGTTTTGGAGCAGGAAGCGGTGCGTATAATTCTGCAACAGGACTTATTACTATACCAACTAACAACAATCAAATTACTAATGGTTCTAACTTTATTACTTTAGCTTCTTTAAGTGGAAGCACAGGAATTAGTTATAGCAACACAACAGGTGTTATAAGTTCTACCATTACTCAATATACGGATGCTTTAGCAAGATTAGCTTTATCATTCGTAGCAGGTAGTGGTGCTTATAACTCAACAACAGGGGTTATAACAATCCCTACAAATAACAATCAAATCACTAATGGTGCAGGATATACAACTAATGTAGGAACAGTTACAAGTGTTACGGGTACAGCACCAGTAAGTGTTGCTACGGGTACTAGTACACCTGTTATTAGCCTAGCTTCAGGTTATGGAGATACTCAGAATCCTTATGCCTCAAAGACTGCCAATTATATTCTTGCAGCCCCCAGTGGAACGGCAGGTGTCCCTACATTCAGAGCTATGGTAGCAACTGATGTCCCTACTTTGAATCAAAGTACTACAGGCAATGCTGCAACAGTTACAACTAATGCTAATCTTACAGGTCCTGTTACAAGTACAGGCAATGCAACAGCTATAGCTAATGGAGCTATTACTAATGCAATGCTAGCTAATGCAGCTGTGGGAAATCTATCAGGCACTAATTCAGGTGATAATGCTGTAAATAGTTTATACTCAGGATTAGTTAGTAATGCAACTCATACAGGAGATGCAACTGGGGCAACAGCTTTAACAGTTGTTGGATTAAGAGGTGTTACATTGCCAACTTTAGGGCCATTAGCAGGTTTGTTAAAATATACAGGAACAGGGACTAATACTTGGGTATTTGATACTTCAACTTATTTAACAACAATAGCTGGAATTACTGCTGGGGGAGATTTAACTGGTACTTATGCAAGTCCAACAATAGCAACTGGGGCAGTAAGTTTAGCTAAAATGGCTGATCTTGCAGCTCACACTATTATTGGGAATGATACAGGTACATCAGCAACCCCTGTAGCTTTAAATGGAGCTCACGTAACTGCAATGCTTGATGAGTTTAATGGCACAACAAAAGGACTTGTACCTGTTCCATCTGGACCAGCTACTAATGTATTTTTAGCTGCTGATGGTACTTGGCAAAAAATTGCAACATCAGCAATTGCAGACCAATCAGGAAAAACATTACTTGCAAATACAACAGGATCTGCAGGAGCAGTAAGTGCTGTTGCAATATCTTCAATAACTACAGAATTAACAGCTGTTGTAGGAGATAGTGGAAGTGGTGGTACAAAAGGATTAGTACCAGCCCCAGCATCAGGAGATGCATCTGCTGGAAAATTTTTAAAAGCAGATGGATTATGGGCAGTACCAACTACTACAATAGGTACAAATGTAGTTACTAATAGTATGTTAGCTCAAGTTGCAACAGCTATTTTTAAAGGTAGGACTACAGCTGGAACTGGTAATGTTGAAGACTTAACAGTTACACAAGCCACTGCAATGCTTAATACTTTTACATCATCATTAAAAGGTCTTGCACCTGCCTCTAGTGGTGGCACTACAAATTTTCTTAGAGCAGATGGTACATGGGCAGCACCAGCAGGTGGAGGAGGTAGTGGAACGGTTACTTCGGTTGGTGCATTGACATTAGGAACTACGGGAACTGATTTATCAAGTACAGTCGCTAACCAAACAACAACTCCTGTAATAACATTAAATGTACCAACAGCAAGTGCTACTAATCGGGGTGCTTTATCAAGTACTGATTGGACTACGTTTAACAACAAACAAGCAGCCTTAGTTAGTGCAACAAACATTAAAACAATCAACGGAACTTCAATTCTTGGGAGTGGTGATTTGGTAGTGAGTGGAGGTGGCAGTAGCGGACCAGGACTTGCAAAGGTATATTTATTTAATGATTTTATAAATAATAATGGAAGTGTTGCTTCTGACACTGGAATAAATGTTGCATCAAATGCTGCTTCTTATTTGACAAATGCATTTGATATACCAAATAAAACAAATCAACAAGGGGTAATACAATTTCAAACACTTCAAGCAACTAGTGCTATTCATCATTATGGAGGTCAAAGTGGTACTGTTTGGCCTATTTCTTTTGGAGCAGGAGCTTGGAGTTATGAAACTTCAATAAACATAGGTAATTTAAGCATCGCAACTTCTAGATATAGAATGGTTTTTGGCTTTGGTTCTACAACACTATCTTTTCTTGGTGAGTCTGCTGGAGTATTTTTCACGTATGATGAAGGTGCTACAATGAACGGAACGGCAGCAAGTCTAAATTGGCAGTGTGTAACAAGTAATTCTAGTGTAAGGACAGTAACTACAACAGCAATACCTGTAACTATAACATCTTGGATAAAATTAAGAATTGAAATAAACGCAGCAGCCACTTCAGCAGCTTTTTTTATAAACGGAACTTTAGTAGCCACTCACACCACGAACATACCTGGTCCTACTGTCAATCCTGGAATGTTTCAAAAAACAGGTATTCAAAAAATTAATAATACTTTAGCTGCTTACTTTTTTATTGACTATATTTTATACGAATGCCCCTTAACAACTTCACGATAATGAGAACAAAATACAGAATGATTACCGAGAATGGTTACATAGAAACACTTGATGAGCAAGAAGCCATTGAGTATGGTAACTACATTGAAATAACAGAAGAAATTCCCAAAGAAGTACAACTACCGACACAAGAAGAAATAATTGCTCGAAAAGAAGAACAACTTCTTGAAATGTTTGAGGAATTGCAACGACTAAAAGGTAACAACTAACAGTGATTAATAACATATACATAAAAGTTGGCACAGACATAGGAGTATCAGGGTTTTAGATTATTCAGTTTATAAATTCAAATATTTAGTATCTTTGTAGCCATGAAACCCATCAAAGGATTATCACAGGATACTAGACCAGAAAGTCAACCAGAAGGAACTTATCCTTTTGGTAAGAATGGCTTACAGTTTGATCTAGAGGGTTCTGTGACAAATGAGCCTGGCTTTAAGCAACTGACAAAGAACATAGTTCCTGCAGGTTATACTATCAATGGTATACTAGAAACTGATACTACAAAGGTCTTGGTCTTCTTTACAAATGACATAAACTCAGGGTTAAAACTCTATGACCTAGCAAGTAATACAGTAAGTTTCTCTGTAATTGATACTGCTTTAACCTACAAACTTGGATTCAAAACTGAGAACTATATTACAGGTCAAGTACAAAGAAACAACCTAGGAGAACTTGTATGTGCTTTTACTGACAAGGTTACATTCCCTAAGTTCATAAATCTTGATAAGCCTCAAATAGATGAACTCAGATCTTGGAACTTATTTCCTGAATGTATATTTCCTACCATTACAAAGTCTATTGAAAGTGGAGGGTACTTGAGTGTAGGCTCATACTTCTTTGCTGTTAGATATTCAAGGTTAGATGGAACTGTAACAGGCTTCTCTGAAGTTTCAAGTGGTATAGCTATACTATCTGATATAAATGAGACGTTTGCTGATAAGGCAATACAGTTACTAATTACCAATGCTGACACTACTTATGACTTTGTAGAAGTTGCAGTAATAAGTAAAATAAGTGGAATAGTAAAAGCTTCACTACTGAACAAGACTCCAATAGTTTCAGGTATTAGTAGAACTACCTTTACCGGTAATGAAGTTATTACAACTATATCAGTTGAGGAAGTATTAATCAACTCTGTCTTCTACAACAAGGTAGGTACAATAGGTCAATTGAATGATGCTCTGTATATTGGCAAGTTAGAGAGAAGTGATGAGATTCTAGACATGCAACCTTATGCTAACCTAGTACAGTTGCTTTGGACTTCAGAACTTATTGATGTTGAAAACTGTCCTGAAGAACACAAAACAGGTCAGAAGAAAGGGTTCATGCATGGGGAGACTTATGCCTTTTACATTAGATACAAAATGTCTAATGGTAATATGACAATAGCTTATCATATTCCTGGGATAGAAGCAGATGCTACTGCTTTAGGAATTAGCTCTGTAGCTACTGCAGGAGGTTTAGGAAACACCCCATTGTTTAAAGCTCAAGACTACATAAATACCTTTTCAAGTGTTACCCTTGAAGGCTTTACAGGTCCTTATTATAATGATACAGAAGTATACCCAATTACTGATGACTTTAATTCTATAGCATTTGGAGGGTATGACCTTAGAGGTGAAAGAGTAAGACACCACAAGATGCCATCATTAAGATGGTGTCAGGAAGAACTCTACTCTACACAGACTGATTATGGTTGTAAGAAGTTAGACATCTTAGGCATTAAGGCTATCAATGTAATTGTACCTACTAAGTACACTAATAAGATTATAGGGTATGAGATTCTTTATGCTAAAAGGAATCTACAGAACATGACTATCTATGGTCAAGGATTAGCTATCTATGGGGCTACTTACTTAGATCCTTGGAGTCCTCAGTTATCAACTCTTACAGATGCCAAAGTTTACAGCAATGGAAACAACTGGGCCATAGCAGGCTATGCACCTAATCAAAGTTTTTTAAGGTTTCATTCTTTTGATATCTTGTTTAATAAGCCTAAGATAGCCCCTTCTTTTATAGCAGCTCAGTACAAGTTAACAACAAAGCATGTTGTTGAAAGATCTAGTTATTCCTACATAACAGGTACTTCAATGGGAGTTACTGGTACAGGGTTTACTGTTACTTCATTAGATAGTATTGCTAGTGCTACAGTATCTACTGTGTCTGCTTTTAATATAAATGCTTTAAAAGACCCTAAGTATTTACTCAATGATACTAATGCTGTTACTAATAATGCTAACACTCCTTTTGGTACCTACCTATCATACTTTAATGGGTACTTAGAAACTGCTTATTCAGCCCAGTTATTGGGCCCACCATTGCCAATGTCTACTTATCCTGTATTAGACGATCAGGGAGGTTGGCCAACTTCTCCCACAAGTGTAGAAAATTACCTTACTAATTTGTGTGACACTAAGATAAACATATATGAAGCTTTCTATACTCAAGAGTTAGTATCTGCAGGAGATGTTAAAGCTCTCACAGATTCTAGTTCTTTTTGGGGAGGTGACATATTCTTATCTCAATACACTTTTCATACCTATGGACTATTAGACTATTACTGGGGGGTACAAACTCGAAATGGTGTAGACTTTCCATTAGATAGAAGAGGCCATAGGGTAATTAATAGGTTTATATGTGAAACTGTAGCTAACCTTTATACTAGATATGAAATACCAGGTAACAACTACTCTTGGTGGTATCCTAAGAGACCACTAGGATCCGATCAAACTTTGTACCTACTAGATTACAATGGACATATAGACCCTAATCAATTTGGATTTACTAAAGGTGCAGAAGCTATCAATGACTTTGCAGCTGATGAGATATTCAATCCTTACCAAGAATACATAAACAAGTTTCCATACCGTATACATAGAGGAGGTAAGTTGTCTAGACAGACTACTAGATCTTGGAGAACCTTCCTAGCTTTAGACTACTATGAAATCCAAAAGAACATGGGATACATTGAGCATCTAGAAGGTATGGATGATAGAATGCTTGTACACATGACTAACTCTTTATTTGTTAGTCAAGACAAGGGTAAGTTAGAAGCTGGTATGTTGTCAATTACTTTAGGAGCTGGAGACATTTTCCAGTTTGAACCACAAGAGGCTCAATCTTCTAAGTTAGGTTATGGGGGTACTCAACACAACCTAGCCTGTATAAGAACTCCAATAGGGTATGTGTTTGCAGACTCTAAACAAGGGGAACTATATTTATACAAGTCTAAAGAGCTAAGTCTGTTAAACACAGGTATGCATAGGTTCTTAAGAGACTACTTAAAGATATTTGGAAAGAACCCTTTCACAGGTAATGGTATTACTCTAGGATGGGATCAGAGGTATAAACGTATACTAGCTACAGTAAAGAACATCAGACCAGCAGATGGAACTAATGTAGTAATCATAAATAGTCCTGCAGACATTCTAGAAGTAGTAGGTATAGTAGGTCCTCCAAACTACCCTGACTGTCTTATAACTACTAATGGTATTGTTAAGATAGGAGATGTCATATTCTACCAAGGAAAGTATATGACTTACTTAGGCCAAAGTTCTAATACAGCTTATAGCTGTCCTGCAGATCCTTGTGATTGTATTGACCCTTATAACTTAAAGGTAGTCTTAATGAATGACCAAGTTTCCTCTCACGTTACATGGGGAGGAGTAGGAACATTCTCTTGGAATCTATATGAAGTAGGTACTCTTACTAATACCCTAGTACAGTCAGGAACAGCTACAGGATACTTTGTTGACTTTACTGCCTTATTACCTGACACTGCTTATAAGTTTGAAATCTGGTCAGAGTGTGGACCTGAGTGTGTAAGTGGAATTAGATCTATTCAATGGTCTACTTCTCATGTAGTTAATTTACCTAGAAGCTATTGTTTATGGTATGCTGTGAACCCTGGGTTGTCTGACATCACAGTAACCTTAATGGACCAGTTATCAAACCCTACAATAGCTACATCTAACATACCTGTAACTATTTACAAAGTAGGTAGCACTGGAACTCTAATCGGTACTCTCACAGGTACAATTACAACTGGTAACTACTCAGTCAACATCTCAGTTGTATTAGGAACAGGAGAGTACTTAGCTGCAGGAACTGGTTATGCAGGGACTATCACAGACCCTTCTTATTGTGGGTTTGCTGTCTATGTTGTACCAGAACCTAAAGTATCTTACAAGTTCCACTTGTCAAGCAACTTGAATCGATACCCAGGATGGTCAGACACAGGGAATGTAGAGGTACTATCAAATGGTGTGACATACACAGGCTCTTTCAATTTAAACTCTATATCTAGTACATTTACTGCAGTTGTAAACTTGCCGGCACCTTCAGGTCCTGTAGTAGTAAGTATAGACCATAACTTAATGGTAGGACCTACTAGTGTGGTTGAATCAGGAACAGGCTCTATAACACTTAACTCTAACAACTATATATCTTTAACTTACTCATAATGGCACAAGGATGTAATCAAACTACTGCAGTCAACTTTGACCCAAACGCAACGTCTTGGGACCATTCTTGTGTCTACTTGATGAAGCTATCTTTCCCTAATAGCAATTCTCAAACTGAATACTGTCTAGCCTTTGAAGACTTGGACTTAGAGGATTCTGTAGATAAGTCATTTACTATGTCTTACTCTGTCAAGGACGGTGCATGGGTATTCTTCCATGATTACATCCCTGACTTCTATTTCCATACCAGAGAAGCCTTGTTTACTTTAAAGGACAATGCCCTGTATAAAACTAATGCAGGTCCAGTAGGTCAGTACTTTAATGAAACCCCTAACTCTTTTTTTATAGACGTAGTGTTCAAAGCTGAAGGAGAACTTTTATTGGAAACAGTAAACTGGATCTCATCTGTACTGGAAGATAGTTCCGATGCCAGTACTGTTGGTAGTGAGTGGAATACACTTACTCACATCTCAATCTGGAACTCTCAGCAACACTCAGGTAGACTAGCTTTAAAAGACATCTTTGCAGACTTACAATACCAAACCTCTAGAAACACTAATGGCCAATGGAGTTTTAATGACTTTAGGAATATAGTCACTACCAGAGGAACAACCTTTATACAAGACCTATTCCATAACTATGCTCTCAATCCTGGAACGACTAGTACCAAAGATTGGTATGATGCTGAATTGTTACAGGACAAGTACTTTGTAGTAAGGTTTGAGTTTGACAATACGTTGCAGAAACAACTGATATTACATGAAACAGCTGTACAAGCTATAAAAGCTAAAAGATAATGAGAAAGAAACAAAATGGTGGCCCTATGCTGTTTGTTAAAAATGGAGGTAATCTTTCTGCCCCGTCTGATAGACCGGGTGGTCCATTGATTTCTTACTATGCCAAGAAAGGTGGGAAGATTCCACAAGCTAATTTTACTAACTACTCTGGAACTCAAATGTATGGGACAGGAGGAAACTTTGACTATAACTTACCAAGTATGAAATACTCACAAACACCTAGTGGACAGGCCTACAAGAATGGAGGTACTATACACATCAACCCTGCTAACAAGGGAAAGTTTAATGCTACTAAAGCTAGAACAGGAAAGTCTACTGAGGAGCTTACTCACAGTTCTAATCCTGTGACTAAAAAGAGAGCTGTCTTTGCACAGAATGCTGCTAAGTGGAAACATGAAAATGGAGGACCACTATTAGTAGGTAATCAACATGTAGCAATGGGTGGGACCCTTAGGATGTATGACCAAGGAGGTGCACTTAATGTTGCCTATGGTAATGGAGGAATGATTAAACGTGCAGATGGTTCTTATTCCCAAAGAGGTTTATGGGATAACATCAGAGCTAATGCTGGGTCAGGTAAAGAACCTACAAAAGAGATGCTACAACAAGAACGTAAGATTACTTCTAAGTATAAAAATGGAGGTATGATAAATCCTTATGCTATGAACATAGTAGGTAAAGGACTTAAGAAGTATTTACTTGGTGGGCCTGCTGATGAAACTGATGGAGTTATTTCAGGTAATCAAACTCCATTCTCTTTATGGTCTAGAAACCAAAACATGCCTGCACAGACCCAACAAGAGGGTGTCTTTAACACGGCTAGCAACCAACAAAGAAAAAACTTTGTAACTCCTGAATTTGCACCAGGTACAGAAGGTAAAGGCATGTCAATTCCAGAAACTCCAGAACCACAAGATACGTTTAAAAATGAAAAACAAGCAGCTGCTCTGTACAGTGGGTCTATTCAAGCAGGTTCATCTTTTATAGGTAACTTTGCTGAGACAAACAGACGTAAGTCAGAAGGGGCTCATGATACCGGTTTTGGGTCTGACGTAAAAGGAGCTGCTAAAGGTATGGGTACAGGAGCATCTATAGGTTCTACCTTTGGTCCTATTGGTACTTTTGCTGGAGCAGTTGTAGGAGGAGTAGCTGGGTACTTTAGTGGTAAAGCTGAGGGCAAGGTTAAGAAGAGAGCTTACGATGCATGGCAAGCTGACTACATGAAAGCAGAACAAAGTCGTATAGATTCCAATTCATCTAGATACCAAGATTTCCAATCTACTGGTAGTGGGTATTATGCTAAAGGAGGTAAGATGTATAGAGCAGGAGGCCAACTTCCTACTAAGTATGTAACTGACCCTAATGATAAAAGACTTAGAAACTATCAGGATAGTCTTAAACTTTACAATTCTTATGAAGATCTTAAGAAAAAACTAATAGACTCCAAGTATCAAAACCTCGGGACTGCAGGTTCTTTCGGAAAATTAACTGACAAAGAAGTTATTGAAGAGGCAACCAGAGACAAGTCAGATGACTCTATTCTAACCGATTATTTTGGAAAGTTTGTAGATAAAAGACCTTATATAAAAGCTAGTAAAGAAGGCTCTTTGTACAAAACTTTAGACTTCTACCCAGGTAAAATTAATGAAGAGTTAGGGTACCAATATTTTAGTACTACTATAAAGCCTAAGTCTGAGGAAGAGTGGCGTAGACATCGTATCCACGGGGATTCAAGGCTAGTTAAAAACTACTCTAACGTGAACCCTATACAACCCGTAGAACTATCTATGAAAGCTTCTCCAAGTAATCCTCCTTCAAAAGTAGTTCCTGGTTATAAGAGAATGATAAGTAGATTGCCTGATCCAAAGAAAACTTCTCCAAGTATGCAATCTTTGCATCCTCAACAGATGCAATCCTCTCCTGTTTCTATGCAAGGTCAACCTATGCAAATACAACCCATGACCTTACCTCAACAAAAAGGTAGACCAGTATATGGTCCAGGTAGTACTATCATAGGGTATAACGGAGAAGATGGTAAAATGAGAAAAGCATACCAGTACACAGGTGCACCTAATAACGAACTCAACTTACAAGATAAGGCTTTACTTGAAGATAAAGACAAGTGGCAACAGTATTTGTCAAGTAAAGATAGTGGGTACAAGTTTGCAACAGGAGGTTCTATGGCTTCTAACTACATGGCCAATCAAAAGGCAGTAGGGGGAAATTTAGTTCCATTGTCTTCAGATGCTGTAGAAGTTAAAGGACCATCACATGCTAACGGTGGTGTTAAACTCCCTGAGATGGAAGCAGAAGTAGAAGGTAAAGAAGTAATCAAAGATGACTATGTGTTCTCAGAACAACTAGGATTTGCTAAAGAGGCCAAGAAATTGGCTAAAGCTAAAGGGCGTATAGAAGAGAAACCTTCTACACCTGAACGTATAAACTCTTTAAAATTACTTGAAAGTAAAGAAAATCAACTTAAATTAGCACAAGAATTCATCCGTAAACAAAACAACTTACAATAACATGGGAAAGTGGAAAGATTACTTCCAATCAGTGGAAGATGCAACAGGTAAAAAATTCAATCATGGGGACGGTGCCTTTGGTTCTTTTGGTTATAGAAAAACAGGGCATCTTAGAACTGTTTATGACAACTCCCCAGAGTTAAAAAGTAAATACAAATCTTATGATGACTTGTGGAATGTTATAAAATCAGGAGACTATAATAAACCTGAAGTACAAAGTATTGATGATACTTATGAAAAATGGTTACAAACAAAATCAAATGGAGATTTAATTAAAGCTGCAAAGTTTAACTTAAGTGATGCTAAGGTACCTGCAAACAATGACATATATGCCAAAAGAGTTGCTAAAGCTGCAAAGCTTGACACACAACCAGCAGCAATTATAACAGGAGAAAAAGTTAACACATCACCAGGTTCTACTGTAACCTTTAATCCTACTTCAAATAACTCTAAGGTTGAAGGGCTAAGTCAAATGGCAAACCAAGGAGTTATACCTGAAAGAACTGTTATAGAACCTATGCAAAGACTAGGCACTACACCTTTAGTAGAGAAAAAAGAAACACCTCAAACACCTGAAGTTGTTCCAGTAGTAAGTAAAGTAAAAGCCCCACCTGAGAAACCTAGTAACCTTAAAAAGATATCTGAGCTTGCTATGAACACAGCTCCTTACTTATCTAACCTTTACAGTGCTACAATAAAACCACCTGCTACTCCTTCTCCAATACTTAATGCCCCTACATCTTTACAAAGAGTAAGTATGGATGTAGATAGAACTCAGTTAGAAAGTGACTATAGAGATGCTTTAAGGACTAGCGACTTAGCAGATGTCTCTACATCTGTAAGAGCTAAGTTAGCTGCTAAGGCTCAGAAGTTTAATCAAATGTCTAAGATTAATGAGACTGAAAGAAATGCTAACTTAAACATCTCTAACAAAGAAAGAGAGATTAACACAGGTATAGACATGGCTAACCGTCAAGCCTTATACAATAAACAGTTACAAGATGTTGAAAGAGAGAATGCTATGATAGCACAGAGGACTGCTAACGTAGCTAACTTCTCTGACAAGATAATTGCTCAACAAGCTAGAAAAGATCTGCAAGACTTGGAAGTAAAAAAGACTGAGATACTGGCTAACTCAGATACCTTTGGAAATCTTAAAACTTACCTAGAGAGTATGGGTGGAGAAAAGAAGACTATGGCTATGGGAGGAAAACTCTATACAGCTGGTAGATTTATGAAGACACTTAAACCGATTAAAACAATCAAATAACTATGGGACTGTACGACAACTATAAAGTAAACCTATCTAATACTGTTAGACCTTTTGCAGGGTCTGTAGTCCCTGAGCTAAGAGAGATGAAGAAAGACATGGACACTGCTTCCTATAAAACTCTTGACCTCAACATGTCCACTCAAGATTTATTAGCTACTACTCCAACATTAGATATAGATAAGGATGCTTACAATCAAGTAAGTTCAGAAGCTTTAGGAAAGATTGATGCAATATCTCAAAGTGGGGAACTAGCTAGATCTTTACCTGATGCTCTTGCTGTAGCACATCAAACTGCAAGAAAATTAAACTCACTTGCAAAACGTCAAAAGGAGATGGAAGATTATGAATCAAAGTTAACTACTATGACTCCAGATGTACGAGAGTATCTAGTAGCTGAAACTAAAAGACAAAATGGACCTGCTCAGTTTGATAGTAGAACACAAAGAGCTAACCCGATAGTTCCTGTTATGCCGGCCAAACAGATTAAAGATGATGAGATGGTTCGTCAAGCTGTAATTTCAATAGTAAGATCTAAAGCGTGGTCAGTAACTGATAGTGATATGAATAGTATAACTCAAGACAAAGCAACAGGCAAATATACTGTAAAGACTAGTAATGGAATACAAGAGATATCTGCTAAGGACTTAATAGAAACAGTTGATAAGGCCTTAGTAAATAGTAAAGAGTGGCAAGCTTCTTTAGAGCAGGATGCCAAAGCAGAGTCTTATGGAGTTCATAAGAACCTATCAGAAGAACAAGCAAAGCAAGAGATTGACAACCCAACTTTAGGGTATGCCAAACGTGCTCAAGATATATTTTTAAAAGGCGGTGTTACAGCTAAGCAGGCTTTAGAAATAGCTGGTTCAGAAAAGATTAAGATGGACAAGATAACTAATCTTAAGACTTATGCATCTGGGGCAGCTTCAAGAGAAGTTAGTGAAAGTAAAATGACTGGTACTATAGAGAAAGATGGTACTAGTGCTGCAGCAGCAAAGAGTAAAGAAACTTCTTATCTTGTAGGACTTAATTTAGGTATAACAGCAGCTAGTACAACTGCCCAAAAAACTAGTGCGGAAATTAGTAAAACTGCAAATCAATATCAGGCAGATATAGATAATACAAATAATGAACTTGCTGTAGCTATAAAGAATTCTAAGCTACCTGGAAATGTTGGTATAGATGCACAAGCTGAAGTTGAAACTTTAAATAGAAAATTAAACGACTTAGCAGCTAGCAAAGCAATAGCAGAATCTGCTAATGCTGTTATACTAGATCAAGAAGCTAGAAGACTTAAAGGTAAATCTTGGGATGAACTTAATACTGCTAATATGAATACAGCTTTAAAGAACATAAGTAGAGTAATAGGAAACCCTGAAGAGGCTAAGAAATTGACAACTGCTTTAATGAATGGGCAAGCAATACGTAGTGAACTAGATCCAAAGAGACCGTTTGCAGGAACTACCTTGACAGTAGGTAACAAAAAATACGATGTTGAAACTACAACAAAAATAGATAAGGCTTTTAGAGCTGTTAGTAGTGATATATCAGATGTTTTAGATGCAGCAAGTAATAAAAAAGCAGCTCCTGATAATTCTAATACTATGTCTGTTCCAATTATAGGTACTATTAAAACTGCAATAGAAACTCAACTTCCTAATCTAACTTTATATGATGCTAGTAATATTAACAATGTGACTAAAGACAACTTAAACATAGATTGGAGTACAGCTCGGGTTACAAATTACATACCTAAACTAAAAAGAATACAAATTGTAACAGATAAAAAAGTGTTTTTAGCTGATGTAAGTAATATGTCACAGCTTAGAGATCAAATAGCAGATGACATGCTTTCTACTTCAAGCCCTCAAGTAAGACAAGTTGGTTTAAACCTAAAACTTAATAATACTGAAGCTTATGAAAAGGCATTTAAAGTAGGTAGTACAGTTATATACAAACACCCTGCTACAGGAGATGACCTTCTAATTAGTGGCAATAATTATGGTATAAAAAGAACAGCTAATAATACCTATGTATTTGTAAATCAAAAAACTGGTAAACCTGAAAAGATTATATATAGCAAGGCTAGTGAACCTAAGATGAACTTTCAATTTGCTGAGATTGAGAACATGCTCAATAACATGATACCAAAAAACTAACTTGTAACTAATGGCACTAGACCCTACAGACTTATATGATGAAAACTTAGGAGCTGGAGATAATCCAGATCCTAATACTGCACCCCCACCGCCTAGTAAAAAGGGGTCTATAGATTTTAGTGATATCTATGCTCCAGCAGCTCCTTATCAAGGGGGAGATATATCTCAAAGACAAGCTGTTGACTATACAGGTTATTTACCTTATGGTCTAATGGAAGCTGAAGGTAGAAACCCTGAGTTAGAAAGAGGTGAGGCTCAACCTATGTATGAGAAGTTTGGTAATGCGGCTATGCAGACTGCTGTTAAGTTTGGTACTCAGTTAGTTGATATGGCCGGTGGACTTACTTCTTTAGCTACTCAGTGGGGAGACAATAGGGACTATCAGAATGGTTTTACTAAAGCAGCTGATGAGACTAATGCTTGGTTAGAAAAGAACTTTCCATTATATAGAAGTACTGAAGGTACATTTGGTTTAACAGATGCTTCTTGGTGGTTATCCAATACTGCAGGACTAGCAGCTTCTGTAGGGGGTTTTGCAATAGGTGGTATGGGTATAACAAGTCTATTTGGAGCTATAGGTAAGTCGGTAGGATTAAGTGCCAGATTAGCTAGTGGATTAGTACAAGCAGGTGCAGACTTAGGTACTGCCTCTAAGATAGTTGGTACCGGAGCAGAAGTCCTAACAGCTGGGACATTAGCCTATGCTGAAGGAGCTATGTCTGGTAGAGTAGTATACAATCAAGTCTACAATGCAAGGATAGCAGCAGGGGATAGTGAAGAAACTGCTAAGCACATGGCTGCACAATCAGCTGCTACTACAGTTCAATTAAATACTATAGTCAATACAGGTATGAACATGATTGGTGGTATGGGTATGTTCTTTAACCATGAGAAGGATGCTGTTTATAGAGTAGGTAGAAATGTACTTAAAGCAACTGAAGGTCAAACAGAGAAAGAGGCTGTTGAGGCTATAGGTAAGATGAAAGCAAGTGACTTTGCTACAGAACTAGGAACTAACATGACTCCTACAGGAAGAGTTGAGCACATACTCAAACATACCCGTGAAGCAGTTGCAGAAGGTGTAGAAGAGATGACCAATCAATTCGCTGAACAAGTAGGTACTGAAGAGGGTAAGAAAGGAAAGACTCATGGATTCCTAGAACAACTTAGCCAACTAGACAACTACTTTAAGTATACAATGAATGAAGAAGGGGCACTTAACTTTGTAATGGGAGCTCTAGCCGGTCCTATACAGAATGCAGTTGCTTCTCACATACCAATGCACAGAGTAGAGACTGGTAGTTATAGAACTGATCCAGTTACAAAAGAGTTAGTTGACAAAGATGGTAAGCCTGTACAGAATGCAAAAGATGCAGCTAAGGAATACTATGAGAATGGTAAAAGACTAACCTCTGCTAAGAGGAATAGAATAATAACTGAACAAGACTTTGAAGGTGTTAAGAATAGAATAGTAGAAGATCTTAAATACATTGGAGATCAGAAGGAACAACTGGCAGAAGCTACCAAGAATGGAGACATTAAAAAAGCAGATGAGATACGTGGTAACATCTTCAGTCTTATGAATCGTAATGCTGTACAGAATGGTATGTCTGCAAACTTAAAAGAATCCTATAGGTCCATAGCTGCCTTAGACAATACCAAGACTGATACACAAGAACTAACTGAAAAGTTAGAAGATGCTGCTAAGTCTAGAGAAGAAGTAAAAGCTCAAGGGGGTGATACTACTGAGTTAGATGCTGAGATAACTCAACTACAAGATGCTGTAAATAAATCCAAGAATCAAACATCGGCAATGATGTTAGGGTTTGCAGGTAAAGTTGGTGATATGTCTTATAAAGATAAGGCTGAAAAAGCAATGAAAGACCTGGACAACCTACAGTCTCTTTATGATAAGACTTTTGCCAAGTTTGGTATGGACAAGGACCATGGTAACTCTGAAGAGAAACATGTGGCAGACTTTATCTATCAGCTAGCTGCTGACAAGTATTTAACTCAATCAGCATTAGAAGATGCTAGAGCAGAACTAGGTAAAGAAGACAAAGACTCTGAACCTAGTATAGATATAAATCTAATGCTAGACTCTTATGCTGCGGCACATAAAGCATTAAGAGACAGAGCTCGTATACTTAGAAATGCACCACAAAGAGTTATTAATTATAATAAAATAATTGAGGAGTTAAACAGATTGTCTAATGAACCTCCTAGCTTAGCTAGAGATATGAGGTATGAAGAAATCCTAAATCAGTTTGGGGTCACTATGACTATGGAAGGTGAGTCAGGAGAAACTGCAGGAGAAAGACTCAAAAGTTCATTAGAAAAAATGGGGAATAAGTTAGAAACTACTATTCAGTCCGCCTTACAACAAAACCTAGATGACCCTGAATTCCAAGAGTGGAAAAAGTCTCATCCTAATGACACATTAGAAGACTATATTAAGCATGTGAATAAAAACATGACTGACTCTATTTATCAACAACAATTAACTGATACCGTTGGAGAGTTAGAAGATAAGATAGGGGCCCTAGACGAAGTCTATACTAATACTACTTCTCCTAAAGGTCTAGAGAAGTTAATGAGAAACTCTGCTAACTTCTATAAAGAACTGAGTAAGAAGTATGAGACTTTACAAAAAGCTTCTCAAACTAAAAGAAGAGAAGCATTAGTCAATGAGTCTGAGAAACAAGCCTACAATAGAAAGGTACGTAAAAGACTTAGAGACATGTACATGAAGAAGATAGATGCATTAAAAGTAAGTGTAACTAGTCTTAATGCTGAACTGCAAAGATTGGCCCAAGAATTAATAGACAATCCTGAGAAAGCAATCTACATTGTAGACAATATTCAAATCTTAAGGGACAAGATAAACTTAATGACTCAGGACATTACTAACTATACTGAGTATATTAATAGTCTACAAGATTCACTAGTTGCACCTGCCCCTCCTTCACAGGCTACATCAACAAATCAAGCTCCAGGACCTGGGGCACCCCCACCACCTAACACAACTCCACCACCACCAGGTCAAGCACCTCCCCCTCCTGCTGATGGATCTACCACACCGCCTCCTTCTAATCCACCTCCTCCATCTAATCCTGTAGCTGATGCTGCTACTGCATGGCAAGAGACTTATGCTAGGATTGTAACCCCTGATATAGAAGCTGAAGTAAGTAGAATTCTAGGAGATGCAAAGGCTAACGGCTCTTATAGCTTAGGGGCTTTTATACCTACTGGACTATCACAAGAAGAGAGCTCTCAGTTAATGCTTGCTTTTAAGAACTTTCAAGAAGCTATGGGTGTAGTTATGCAAGAGGTAGCTAGTACAGTAGGACAGGCTCAAGCTGCAATGGCAGTTACACCTGACCAAGATACTACTATAGACCCACTCTTTGCAAACTTACAAGAGAACTACTTAGAGCCTAACATGGAGAAAACTGTCTTACCTGATCCACAGAATAAACAAGGTGGAGTAAGAGGTAAGAAGCAAACATCTCCTCATGACTCAGGGGCTAGTAAGAGTACATTATACTTTAGACAAACAGATGCTAGTGGAAAGATAACAGCTGTAAGCACAGACCAATGGTCCAATGGAGATAGTAGAGTAGTAAGACATGATCAGCTAACTCCAGGAACTGAAGTCACAGTAGCTATTGATACTGCATACAATGGTACTAGAAAGAACTACAATCAAACAGCTACAGCTAATCCTAAGGCCCCTGGAGAAATACCATTAAGGTTTGAAGATTTCCTAGATGATGCTACTGGTAAGTTAAAAACTGATAGAGAGAGTATAGAGAATGTCCCTATAAGCCTTACTCCTAAAGGCAGTACTACTCCTGCTCAATGGCTTCATGCAGTTCCTTGGGTAGAAGAGAAAGACCCTAAAGGTACAGGGGAAGATAGGTTCTTTAATGTGGCATCACCTGATCCAAGCATTCCAGTACAGTCTATAGTTGATGAAGAATCAAGAGCTTTATTCGAACTAAGAAGAGCTATAGTTGAGGCATACAATAGAGGAGTAACTGAATTGACTACTACAGTATCTGATAAAGGTCCTGGCAGTTTTGTACTTACAAAGAATGATATACTAGCCTCTAACCTTAAAGAGACTAACATGCAAGGGGGAAAGACTAAAACTACAGTAGTCCCACTATCTCTTGTAAAAGAAGGTAACTTAACAGGTATAGATGGTAGACCTGAGATAACTAGTAAGGTAACAGGACTAGAATCTTTTATGGATAACAGGCTAGTAGCCTTAGTACGTATGGCTAATGGTTCAAGGGTCCCAGTACCTTTGGCCGGTAAGAAGTTAGCAGATACAGACAGAGTAGCTTGGCAGACCTTTAATAGAGTTACTCAACTGTTTCTAAACTCTTCTAAACCTACAGAACAGAATACAGAAGAGATCCAAGAACTTAAAGCTCGTACAGGCTTTGATGTATCTACAAGAGATGGATATAGAAACTTCATACTACAATACTTTACTTACTTCAATAACCCGGGGTCTACTGCAACAGGAGCTAGATTCATATTTGAAAATGATGTCCTCAAGGTATCATTAAGAACTACTGAGGGTAGTGTGGAAGAGTATCTAATCAATACAGATGAAGATGGAGAGTTGACTACAGATGCTACTAAAGGGTTGACAAGATTGTTTGCCAACCGTTATAGGAATGTACAGTACACTAATTCCAAGACAGGAATGAAAGGACTTAATAGTGAAGAGAAGTTTGTAGAACCTATCTACTACCCTGGTCCAGATGGAGAGATGAGTTGGAGCTACAGAACCTATGACTTAGGATACAATGAGTTCATATCTACTTATGCCACTACCAATATACAACCTATAAACATGTCTGATGGAGGAGTAACCTATACAGATGAGAACGGTGTAGAGCAGCAAGGATTATTCTATGGGTCTAACCCAGTAATCAAGTATGACTTCAAAAAGATACTAGAGTCTACTAAGATACCTAACCCGGATACAACCCTAGCAGTTGATGTGGTTGCCTCAGATGCTACAATCACTACTGCACAACAAGCAGCTATGAATTCCTTGTCTAGTATCCTTGAAGAGAATCTACCTGAAGAAATAAGACCAGGTGTAACAGAGGTGTTTGAGTCTAATCCTGAACTAGCTTCTATTGGTACACAAGAAGAGTATTCTCAGTATCTTAATACTATATTTCCTGATAGTAAAGTAAAGGATATTGTTTACAGAGGTGAAAACGAGAAACAATATAAAGGAGAAAAAGAGTACCATTATTCTCCAATAAAAGATGCAACTATTGGATATGGGAATAGTCATGCTGCATTGCTCAATACTATTAACCCTTTTGAAGCAAAAATTCAAAGAGATACTCAAAATAAAATACCTAATGAATTTGATTCAGTATTAAATTATAATCCTAAAACTATTGATTTATCAATGGTTAAAATGTCAGATAGATTTGATTTCTTTGAAAAAAAGTACCCTAGAAAAGAAGAAGAAACTGATAGAGAGTATAATAATAGAAGAAGAGCATTTGCTGTAAATGGGGTATTTAATGAAGAATACCTTAAAGGAAATGAACATGGTATAGTTCATTCAACTATAGGGAATGTTTTACCAGAAATTAAAGTATCTAAACCAGAACAAATACACATATTAGGAAGTAAACAAGATATAGAAGGATTTAAAGAGTTTGTGAGTAAAGGACAACCTGTGGCAAAAACAGTCAGCAATTCTGTAGGTACTCAGTCCAAAGCAGCTGAAAGTTTGGACAGTCTGCAGAACTTACTTAACTTTACACCACAATCCGAAAGGAATGGGAAGACTGCTCAGGAGGTTCTGGACTACCTTAAGGTTGCTCAGATATCACATTTACCTGAAGGGTACAACCCATTCAAGCGGTGTAGCTAACTATGAGTTGTTATACTTCCCCTATTACTGGCCAACCTTCTGTGTTGGCTCAGTTGCTTGACACTAACTACGGTCCAATGAAAAGAGACCGTATTATGTCTTACATATACTCTGACCAGTTCCTTAAAGAACATGGAGACTTCAGAAGTCCTATTACCAAGATACCATTAGACAGTATAGGGAAAGAGCCTAGCTTTGAGTGGGTACAGTCTTTGATAATAAACAAGCAAGACAGAACTACAGGTCTAAATGAATTAAGTCAAAACCTTTTGGGCTTTCTAGATAAGTTAAATGTATCTACAGAGTTTAGAAGTGAATTACAAAGTGTCTCTGGATATAATGCTGCTTCATTAACAGACTTACTGTACAAAACTGTACTAGTAAGAAATGATTATAAGAACCCAGGTTTAGTTAAAGAAACAGCTTATGTAGCCTATTCTTTTTTAGGTAAGAAGAACAAGATTAGAACTGATCTTATTAACAGTATTGAAAACTTTAAAAACTATCCAGAGCTATACCAAAAATATAAAGCAGCTAATGGCAGGTTATCAGACTATAAAATAAAAGAACTTATTGTAATTGACTACTTAGCTGATGCAATACAAAATGATTTTAAACATCCTAAGGACAGTTACATAAATAGAGAAGCTGAGTACTGGCAGTTAAAGTCTGATTCTAAAATAGGTAGAGCTTTAGAGATATTACTTATAAAGTTTAAAAACTTCATTACAAACTTATTCAATGTAAAGTTATCTGAACAAGAGTTAGATGCCCTAGTATCAGACTTAGCCCATGACATACTTACTAAAAACTTTCGAAAGTTTGGTAGTGAGTTATCAGCAAAAGACCAGTTAACTAACTATGAAGACACAGTAGCAAAAGACCCAGTTGCAGGTAATATTATAGATAAGTTTACTGATAAATTAAAACTAGTACTTACTGGGAGTTTATCGGCCAGATCACAAGGAACTTTCTACAGAAGCACAGAAGAAAACTTACATGACCTAGATTTTACGTACCAAGGAGGTAATGACCCTCAAGTATCTAAGTTCATACTAGATGTATACAGGAAATCTTCCTTAATGCCTTATGCAGATCGGCCTGCTTTCTTAAAGAAAAAGAGTACAGAACTTTTAAAAAGATTTCAAAACCACCCAGTTCTTTTAGGCATTAAACAAGAATTCCCAGATTTTAAGATAGAGAATGCCTTTATGAATAAGTCTGATAGGTTTACTATTTCAGGTAGCATTGGAGAGCATGTTATAGATTTATTCTTTACACTTGATACTGATGTAGATTCTCATACACCTATGTTTCAAGACTGGGAAGCTACCTTTATTCAAAAGATAATAATGGGTAGACGTAAAGACATTAAAGACTTTGCCAACTTTATACCTTTCTTTACAACTCAAGGAAAAATAGCTCAAACAAAAGGATTTAGACACTTTACATTTAAACCTATACTTAATAACCTAGAAGAATTAAGTCCTGAGATAGAAGAACAACTGCCTAGTGCAGAAGTTACCTTTGAGATGTTGAACCCTCAACAAAAACAGGCTTATAACAACACTATTAACTTCTTAAGCTCTCCTGAACAGTTACGTACTTTGTCAGGGTATGCAGGTACTGGTAAAACAACTCTTACTAAATTCATTGTAGCAGATTTAAAAAGAAAAGGCATAAACTTTAAACTAGCTTCACCTACTCATAGGGCTAAAGAAGTATTACAGTCAAGTACAAATGAACCTGCTATGACTGTAGCAAAGTTACTAGGATTAGGACCTGCTACAGAATTAGAAGACTTTAACTTGGTAGATAAGATATTTCAACCTGCTAGACCTGATGCAATGCCTTCAGGTGGTATAGTTATTATTGATGAAGCAAGTATGATCAATGATGACCTATTTGACTATCTTACTTCTTTAGCTGCTAGAAAGGGTTCTAAGATATTATTCATAGGAGATGATGCCCAGTTAAAGCCGGTTAAACAGAGAACTATATCTAAAGTATTTTCAGTTGAAGGCCAAGATAAGTTAACTGAAGTGATGAGAACATCTAATGGTAATCCCATGCCTTCTGTAGTTCTTCAACCTATTAGAGATAATCAGAATTCTACTAGGGATATGTTTCCTCACACTACAATGTTAAGTCCTTTTGGTGAGGGTATTGAATTTACAAAAGATGTTGATAGCTTTTTAGAAAAGTTAAGTGTTAGTGTAAAGGAAATGGTAAATTCGGGTAACCTTATGGCAGTTAGAGCTGCAGCCTATACCAATAAAGAAGTGGCTAACCTTAATAGCTACATCAGAGCAAAGATGTTTGGATTTGGTGCACCCAAGTTTGTAGAAGGTGAACTGATGATGATGTATGAGAATAGATTTTTTAGTGGGGGAGATTGGGTATTACCTAATGGGATGGACTTACTAGTTAGTAAAGTTAGCAGAATAGAAAATAAAAAGATTAAAAACCCTATTACTAATGAGTATATTATTCTATCTGGTTTTGAGTTAGATCTTCAAGGTGCTAAAGAAAAAGAGTTTAGAGAAACTGTATTTGTACCAGACACTGTACCAAAAGAGTATTTAATTGCTTTAAATGAACTTAAAGATAGAGCTATAAAAGCTTACAGTGCTGCAGATCGAGCAGCAGCTTGGAAGGATTTCTTTTCATTTGATGAGAAAGTATTTAGTATAAACCCATACTACTTGTATAATGATAACGTACTAGCCTCTCCTGATGATTTTATTAATTTACTTAGACAAAACAACCCATCTCTAAGTTCTAAAGAAATTGAAAAGATATTAAATCAACATAAGTTCAAAGACAGAACTTTTAACTATGGCTATGCTTTTACTATCCATAAAAGTCAGGGAGGTACTTATGATGAAGTGTTTGTAAATGAAGATGACGTAGATATTGCTAGTTCTTTTACTAACCCTGACTGGCAGATGATTAACAGTCTTAAGTATGTAGGATTCTCTAGGTCATCTAAAAAGACTACAGTACTTTCTAAAAAAACTGATAACACTAATGCTGTTATACCAGAGACAATCTATGAAAAGCCTACTGCTCCCCCTCCACCACCTCCACCTCCTTTAAGTAATCTTACTGAAGATGAAATAGAACAACAATACCAAGAACTAGAAGATGAGTTAGACTTAAGTGACTACCCTCTAGTATCTTACCTTAAAGAAGATTATGAGGATGACAGTGTATCTCTTTTAGAAAATACTAAATATTGGATCTCAGAACTTGAAAAGTTTAATAGTTTAAAATCACAAATTACTGAAGCTTTACAAGCAGGAGACAACGAGACAGCTCTTAATCTTAAGAAGTCTTTAGATAGTCTTACTAATACTGGTGAGTTTAACTATATAACTAGTTGGTATGAGCCTGACAGGGAACAGTTTAGAAAGAGTTCTGACTACATACAAGAAAAAGTAGATGTAGTTAAGGGTGACTTGGAATACCTTAAAGAAAGGTTAGAAGATGAAAGACAAAACTTAGTAAACTCTTTAACTGCTAGACAAACTGATACTGAACTTGGAGTCTATGAAGAGTTTGGAACATACTACAAGTTCAACACATCTCCTAGTGGTGTTATAACAGGAGAGTACAAACAGGGTAAAGATGGGGAGTGGAAACCTTTAAACAATAAGACTGCCCAAGACAAGCATGAAAGATTTGTAAGTCCTCCTCAAGCTCCTGTTCAACTTCAGCAACAGACTCTACCACCACCACCCCCACCTCCTTCAGTTCAAACAACAGAACAAATATATTCTCAATTAGGAGATAAAACAAAATCTAAAGAAGCTCCAAATGTAATTCTTCCTGAAGATTTAGGTTTAAAATTTGATGGGTCACATAAATCTAACATGTGGACTGTACTTTCTCCAAACTTTAAAAAACAATACCCAAATGGAGTAATTGCATATAGAGGAAAAGTAGACAGTTCAGCAATTGGTAATCCTTTTTCTGTAACAAATAGAGGAGAAGATACTGTAAAACAATTTATAGAGTGGATTATAACAGGTAACAATTTTGGAGTTGAAACCATACTAATGGGAGGTAAAAATTACAAGTTATCTGACCTTAGAAATGAGTACATTAATATAATTAAAAAAGCTAAAGGAGAAAAAATATTATATTATAAAGAGTTGGGGAGACCTTCTCATGCTACAGCTTTAGATTACTTAATTAACAGGTATAATTGGAATCAACCAACTGCTCAACAAACTTCCCTACCTCCAGTTTCTTCTACACCTGCTATTGCAAATAAAGCTACTACTCAACCATCTACTAGTGTTGAAGTAATTCCTCTAAATGAATCACAAAGATTTACTAGAGAATCAGCTGACACAGATAGCGAGTATATGTATTTATTTACAGATAATGCTGGTAGAACATCAGGCTCAGGAGTTATTGACCCTAACGGTTGGTATGCTAAAAAATATGGTGCAGATAAAAAATATGCAAGTAAAACACAAGCTGTAGCAAGAGGTCTTAATAATGTTTATCCTATTACTACAATGGTAGATGATAAAAGAACTCAATGGACAGATGCTCAATTTGATACCTATAAAAAAATCATTGATGATGAGATAGCAACTATTAAAGAAGCATCTAAAAATTATAAAGGAATTAAGTTTGGTGCAGAAATGCCTTTTGGTAAAGGTGCAATTTCTAATATGAAAGATAGTGCTCCTAAAATATGGAATTATCTTAATACAAAACTTGCTGAAATAGGTATTGATAATACAGGAGATATGCCTATACCTACTCAACAATCTGCTAATCCTACTCAGCCTTCTGGTAACACAGCTAGTCCTGTAACTATAGAGCCTTTAATCTTACCAGACAGTTTAACTGTAACTAAAAGATCAGAAGTAACCCAGGCTAATATAGACTCTATGAAGTCTACATTAAAGTTAGCCTTTGTAATGAAGGCTGCAGAGAATCCTACTCAACAGTTTAAAGTTCCTTGGCAGAACCCTTCTGCTAATAAGACTGTAGACAACTATGGATTCAATCAGTCAGACTATGCAAGGATAATGGATGAGATTCGTATGGAGATGGGGGATAGATTTCCTAGTAACCTTATATTCTTTCCTGCCTTTGAGTTTGCTATGAATAATAACCCTGAGAGGTTAATGAAAGTCTATGCAGATAGGATAAAAGAATTTACAGCAGGTAGGTCAGCTCTACGTCTCAATGACTTAGAGATGGCTAAGATGACTTCTAAGATGGAGATATCTATAACTACACCTGATGGTACTGTTGTAGATTACTTTACAAAGAGGCATGGCAGTGGAGCTCAAGAGGCTGTAGGTTCTCTAATGCTTACTGCATTTCTAGACTTATACAATAAAGCCAATGGAAGAGTATCAGCTCCTCACTTAATTGGTCAAATACTATTAATGGCTAAAGGCCACTCTAATATTGCAGGGCCTAACCAATCTGTGTGGACAGATATTGTCTCAAGCTTTACATTCAAAGGAGATGATCCTAAGTTGGGTTTACTTGACTTACTCTTTGAGAACCTAGCTCATCTAGGATACCGTATAGACTACAACAGCAAAGTAGCCTTAAAGGACTACTTCTCTGAGAAAAAGAATGACCCGGGCTTTATGCAATCAAACTTTGATAAGACTCTTAACTTAGAAGACAGTAAAGACTGGGAAAGAGATTACAATGACTATCTAGAAGATACCATAGACCTTATTGAGGTGGATGATATGAAAGCTAAGACCTTAAGAGATTGGCAGGATAGTGCATTTGAAAGAAGTAGTAAAGACCAAGCAACTGCTAGGCTTAAACTATTTGTAGCTAATCAGAAGTTGATGGAAAGCTTTAGTGTTGGTGCAGTTAAATATGACCCTACTGATACTACTGCCATAGACTTGACAGATTCTATTAAGACTGTAGATACTATGACTCTAGCACAGGCTAGACAGATCAATGGTAAAAAAGTAATGCATAAGCAGTTCAGCCCTGAATACCTTGAGAAGACTATACTTGCCAAGTTTCCAAGAATACCACAGAAGGGTCTCTTTGGATTCCCTAGCATTGTTCCGTTTGATACCTTGTATGAGAATACACAAGGAGTACTGTCTTCAATTCCAGGACTAGAATCAAACATCAGTAAAGCAGTAGAACTACTAAGAGCTGAAGAAGATCCTAACCTTACAGAACTAGCAGACAGATTAGAGAAGGCTGATGGAAGAACTCAAAGAGAATTCATTAAGGTAATGAACATGCAGTACAATGAGTTCTATGTAGTCAATATCAATAGAAGAACTAATAACGGTAACAACTACTCAGAGTCTAGAGTCTTTGGAGCACAAAGATATTCCCAAGACCAGATGATTGTAGAGAGATGGAAACAGTCTCAAGTCTTAGCTCCTATCATTAAGATAAGACCTAACGGTGAAAGAGTAATAGATGTAGACAGAGCTAGAGTGCATGCAGAAGTTATAAAGATCCTAAGTAAGTTAGATAGAGTAGATGAACTTACTGATGAGAATGTAATACCTTATGCTATGATGTTAGCTCAAGAGGTAAACAAGTCCCCAGAACTTCAACAGTTCTTTGAAGGTATCAATTTAGTAGAGTTAGTAAATGAAGAGAGGGTACGTACTAGATTACCTAAAGAAGCACAAAGGCTACAACAGAAATCTCTTATAGCAAAGATGTTTGCTGAGCATGGTATAGACCTAAACAGTAAAGTGCTAGATGACTTAGCAGCCTACTACTATAAAGATGGTAGAAGAATGGATGCAGTCTCTAATAGTCTTAAGAATACTAAGATGAGATCTTCTTGGATAGGACAGTTCTCTGAAACAGAAAGTACTGGTAAACCAAATGGTATCTTCTCTGCTTTCTTCTATGCAGCTGCAGGGATGTCTAACAGTAATGACATTGACTCTGAAGTAACAGAAGACCTTGAAAATTCAGTAATACAAAACAATCCACTCTATACTGAATCTACTACCACTAAGATCCTTGCCAAGTTTGCACGTAAGCATGTAGACAAGTTGTTCAATGCAGTTCATACAAACTTAGAGGGTAAACAGATATGGGATTACTCCCTACCTACTTCTTTGAGTAGAGCAGTACTGGACCTAACTACTAATCATAACAACTACACTGAGAAGTTAAAAGCAAGTGTATGGGGTAATAATCACTACTTAAAGGAGTCAAGACTATCTAACTTAAAGCTAGGATACTTTGAAGGTCTTAAGGTTGATAACTCTCAGACTGGTACTATACGTCAAAGAATGTCTGATAGACAACAGCTATTGTCCTCTATTCTTCTCTACCAAAACCAGGGTAGAGACAGTGCCTTTATGGTATCACTTACCCATTCAGATAAAACAACTACACCTGTATTCTCTGGTATACCTAAAGTAAATGTAGTCTCTGATGAAGGTGGTATATCAAAAGATGTTATAGAAGCTTTCTATACAATCTTTGAAGGAGAGTGGCAACGTATACTTCAAGTACAGAAGTTAAAGAAAGATCAAGGTACTACAGGTTCAAAGTCTATGGATACTAGTGGTCAACACTTCTTGTTACTTCCTAGTTTAAACTTTGAGAGTTTATCTGATGCTGAGAAGTTAGTTCTATTTGATGAAGATGGAAATGTAAAAAGCTTTTTAGATGAAGCAGGAGTTGAGTTCATAAAGAGTAAGATAGGAAATTACTTGAATGTAATCTTTGATGATGCTAAAGCATACTGGGAATCCAATGGAATTACTAATGAACTCTTAGACAGTACTTATCTAACTAAGGCTTATAAAACCTTACAAGGTACTGCAGCCCAAAAAGCTGAGATGGCATTAGATACTGCAATAGCTGATTATGTTTTCAACTCTACACTTTGGAACATGTCTTCAGCTATAATGTTGATGGGTGATCCAGCCAATGCTGCTTGGAAAGGTAATGTTGAAAAGACTATGGCTGAGTACACTAAACGTCTTGCTAAGGATATTGCACCTAGACAGCAGTTAATGTTTGAAAGACAAAGCTACTCTCAATTGACTGTAGCTGATGTGGAGATGAAGTATGAGTATGCAACTAAGTTTGGTAGTAATGTACAGAAGTCAGTAGCTACAGATGCCCAAGAGTTAACAACTGTAAGAGAGCACTTAGATGTGATGAGAGCAGCTGGTAAGGTATCAGATGATATGTACAAGACTCTTATAGCTAAGGTTAACAAGTTTGATACTAAAGAAGAAGAAGACTTTACACCTGAAGAGTTGACAGCAATGTTAGAAGATGGTAGTGGTCCTATGCAACCTAACAAACCAATATATGCTGGAGTAAGGTTTAAGAATGGACTAGTGCTCTATGACTATATTAAAAGTTCATCTGTACCTTTATTTCCTCAATTCACTAAGAACTCTGAGCTAGATAAGGTAAGGTTACTTATGGAAGGTAAAGTACCAGGGTTAGACAGGTTTAGTAGATTAGTATTTGAATCAGGTAGTAAAAATGGTAACTCTAATGACCCTTTAAAACTCTTCAGTGCTGATGGATCTTTCTTAGAACCTACTCCTGAAAAGCTTATGTCTAATACCCGTATGCTTGATAGAGCTAACTTTGGTATACAACAAGAGGTTCCATTTGATATGAACAAGGATGAGGTCAATGTAATTACTCAGATGGATAAACTTATTGTAGAGGGCATCTTAGGTATGGGTAACTTTACAATTGGTAATCAACTTGGGGTGTCAGGTTCACAGGTAAGAGCTATGAAGGAAGATACTCGTATCAAAGCTGCTAGAATTAAACTTAAAAAACTCTATGAGAAGTTAGGTGTAGCTGACAACACTAAGACTATCCCTGCTAGCAAAGTAATCAAGATGCTTATAGAGGCTGCAAGAGAGAGTGAGTTCTCTCCTAATGACATAGCCTTACTTGAGGATACTTTAAAGATTACTAATGATGACAATGCTGTAGAAGTATCAACCTACCCACTATTCTTTCACTCAGCTGTAGAAAGGTTTGAGAAGTTAATACTAGCTAAGGTCAAGTCTATCACAGAGTTTAAGATGCCTGGTAAGTCTTATGTACAGGTATCTAGTATAGGATTAATACGTCAAGACAACCTATCTGATAAAGCTAGATTAGGTGTTATAACTGTAGGTGACTTTGACATGAGTAAACCTTTACGTCACATGCAGATTGATGAGACTACGGGAGAAGTAATCCCTGCACAAGTTATCATGCCATTCAACTTTATGATTGATGGCAAGAAAGCAGACATAAGAGATTACATAGTAGATGGTAAAATAGACTTAGATAGAATACCTAGAGAGTTACTACAGTTAGTAGGGGCCCGTATTCCAAACCAAGGTCACAACTCTATGATGGCTATAGAGATAGTAGGGTTTACACCAGACTGGATGGGGGATGCAATAATTGTACCTTCAGCTATTACAGGACAGATGGGGTCTGACTTTGACGTGGATAAGTTATTTACTTACCAAAGACCTTACATGCACAACAGTGCTACAGGTAAGTTTGAAACATACCAAGAGACTGGTACTAACATAGGCTCTTCTCCAGAAGAGTTTGACGAGTTAGAGAACTTAGCCAATAAGAGAATGGAAGCCTTAGGATACAAGAAGAATGATGATGGTAGTTTCCCTAGAAGAGAAGTACGTAGAACTGTAGAGACTATAGCTAAAGAAAGGTATGGTGATGAAGTACCTACACACCCTATAGAAAGAGGAGAAAAAACCTTAGAGGAATTACAACAAGACTATTTCAATATACACTGGGGAGTTCTTACACATCCTGAGATGTACACTAAGGTTATGAAAGCTTTAGATAAAGGAGATTTAGGATTTGATAAAGGAGCAGCTAACAACTTGTTTGAACGTAAGTCAGAAGGACCTAATATGTTTTTCTCACCTATATCTCAATTGAAAACTTTTCAATCAGGTAAGGATGCAAAGGACCTTGTAGGTATGACATCATTGTCTTCTACTTTTGATTCTAATCTACAGAATAGAAGCTTAAGACTAGGTACTTATGTAAAAGATACTAAGTCAGGTGAAGTTTCTGAAGTAGAAGATTCAGTCTTATTAGATGGTATTGATCTTACTACAATCTCAGGTGAGGCATTGTCTCAAGGGTATGAATCTAAGTTCAACCCTGATGGTACTCCAGACTTTAGTACTTGGTATTCTAAACATGATAATATTACCATAGACCAGTCAGGTGCAGTAGATAATGCCAAAGATAGAAGGTTAGATAACCTCAACATTACTATGGCTACTTACCCAGCTTTTGATGCTATGAATAAACTTCATGGTGAAACCAAAGATGGTAATAGATCTGTAAGTAAGTTGTTCCAATGTGCCCTTTCCAACCAAGATATACTAGTAGAGTATACTAGAGAGTACAGAAAAGGTAATGATAGTCTAAGTGAAGAAGAGGAATACAGTGTAGACTTAAGAAGTACTATAGTTAAGTCTTTAAAAGAAAAGTATAAGAAGCTTTATAAAGAATTAACAGGAAAAGATGCTACTTGGGATGATACAAATGCAGTTAACCTAGACATGAAAACTCTAACAAAAGCATTTAAAGAATCTCAAAAAGGTGAGGCACTTAGTCCTGAGTACTACTTAACACAGCTTAAAGTTTTAAGTACTTTTGATTATCTATCTTCTATAGGAGAAAGACTTAGAGAGTTACAGAAGACTCTTAACCAAGATACCAATGGTGCCGGTCCTAACCTACTTTATGTTTTACAACAACTAGATAACTTTGACAACTTATACAAACAGAACTCTACTAAACTGTTTTTAAATGAAGACAGTCTTATAAGTGGACAGATGAAAGAGTTGTTTGATATGACTGTCCCTGTAGCTAAGGACCTTTTAAGTTCTGTCTTTCCTGTAGAAGCTATTAAAAATGTAGTAGGTACAGTAGCATCTTACCAAGGTAAATCAATGAGTCAGTTATCTTTAAAGACTCAGAAAGATATAGTAAGACAGATGAGATCTTTCACTGTTTCAAGTTCTCCAGCTCTTGCTGTAGACACTACAACAGAAAGGGCTAGACTCTTGTACGGTACGGATACAGTAGACTCTTTAGCTAAACGTGTTGAGAGAGCTAAGATGCTTAATCCTGATAACACTTTCCTCAAAAGATTAGACACTAAGATAAACACTGTAGGTAGAGGCCCTGACTTTGTTTCTACTATAATACAACGTAGCGGTAGAATGACTGACAATGCAGTTATACAAGACTTTGCAAGATTGTTACAATCAAATGACCAGTTCTTAAGAGAGCTAGGAGAAGACTTAGTAAACTATGCTTTAACACTTACACCTCAAGCTAGTTCTACTTCTATTGTAAGTAAGATACCTGCAGGGGTAATACTTGGTACAGACATAGCATCTCAGTTACGTTTTGAGGACACTGTACTTAAAGCTATGGGTAACATGCCTAAAGGATACATTGACCAATTACATCAACACAGTCCTTCTCTAGCTACCAAAGTAAGTAAGAAGATTATAAAGAAAGGTCTTTCTCAGTATGAGGTAGATGGTAGAGAATATCCTGAGGTACTAGCCTTACAAGTTAAACACTTAACAGCAATAGAGAAGATTCAACTTAGAACCTTTAAGCCTACTCCTATTGAAGAGAAGTTTGCACCATACTTAAGGTTCTATAGTAAAGAAGAAGGTAAAACTATACTTTATAAACTAGTGTCAGAAGGAAACTTCTTAACCTACCAACGTATAGATACCTTAGGTAAGAAAGGGGTAGTAGAATACAACTCAAGTGTTCAAGGGCCAGTACGTTCTTTGTTCCCAGAAAATAGAGCAGCCTTTGACTATAAGTCAGAAGAGGTATTAAGGTCTCTAGAAGTTGCTACTGAAGATTTGATTAACAAGACTAGTGATCCAAACAATGCTTACAGTAGATGGGGTATTACAGATGGAGGACAGGATGTTCTTACTAGAGGACTAGAGCAACTATCAGCTGATAGCAGTGTACCTACTTACTTAAGAACTTTATCACAAGCCTTAGCAGAAACAGCTGAGAGAACTTCAGACTTAGAAGCTAGAATGTCAATGGACTACGCACTGAACCCTTTGACAGTTAAAACTACTACAAGTGGGGGTAGAGGCAGTTATAATGCTGGAAGTAATACTCTATCTTTACGTTTAAATGCTGATGTAAAGAAATCTGCAGTAGTCCTACTACATGAGACTCTACATCAGAGATCTAGTGCACTGCTTCATGCATTAGGTTGGGTATCTAGAGAAAGGTTGAAGATACAGAATAGTGGTATGTCTGAAGAGACATTTGAAAAACTGTGGCAAGAGTATCAGACTAAGTCGTTAGAGTTTGCTAAAAAGAACCCTGAGGTTTATGAGAAAGTAAAGGAGTTAGACAGATTACGTTTACAAGCATTTGAACAGTTAAAGGCTCAGCTAATATCTCAAGGTATTGACATGGATGCTAAGATGCAGGACATCTTTAGAGACAAAATAGATGGTAGTAAGGAAGACAAGTTACTCTACAGTCTATCTAGTATGTCTGAGTTCATAGCTCATAACCTTACTGACTCAGACATGATGGAGTTTCTCAACACTGTAGAGTCTACAACTGAAAGTTCTTTTATTGACAGGTTAATAGACAGCTTCCTTAACTTCTTCTCAGAGATGATTAATGCTCTAGGAATAAACTACAATGATAAGAGTATACTAAAAGAATGTCTAGCACTGACTTATGACATCACCGGCTTGAATAATACAGAAAGACTACAAGGTATAAATGAAAACTTTGCACCTCAATCAGTCTTTGCAGACACTGAGTCAATGGCCAATCATCTACAGAATACTATAGAAAATGTATACAATCAGAATGTAGTTAGAACAGATAATCATCTAGGACATCTGTTGAACATAGAAGAGAAGTTACCTAGCACTCCATTTACAGGAGGAACTGAATTCTTTAATGAGACTATTAATAAACTCTCAAGACAACTCCAACAGTTAGACAATACTATGGCACGTCCAGTAGTAACTGATGAAGACCGTAAGCGTAGAAACCAGGCTTTGTTAATATACAATGAAGCTAAAGAGGACTATGATAAACTGTCTACTTCTAAGGATGAGATGCAGATGATGGATACTGCTACAAGACAACTAGAGTGGGTTAAATCTGTAGTATCTAAACCTTCTATTCACTTACAAGAAGTTACAATAGCTTGGTCTATACTAGATACTTGGGGTAGTATGTCTGATATCTACACTACTAACTATATACCAGGTGATGTAGTTAAAGAGACTCTACAGAATGTAGAAGGTCTTGCTACTATACTCTCTAAGCAAATGCTTAAGCAAAGTATGTTCAGTGTAATTACAGCAGGAGAAAGACAAACAAATATTAAGTTAACTCCTGAAGACTTAGGTCTTAACTTAAAAGAGTTAGGGTGGCTAGAGAAAGAGGTTATAGCTTTAGAAAGAGATATGAACAAGGCTAGTCAGATGTTGACTACGTTTGCTCAGTATCAAGTACAGAATGCCCAATCACAGTTTAGGGATTTAACTAATACACTTAAAGAGTTTAAGAAACTAGTTGATCCATCTGACTATAGTAAGTTCATACAAGAGAATGAAGAAGGAAGTGTCTTTGGTCTTGTACAAGAGTTACATCCTAACTGGTTTAAGAAGACAGCTGGTGCCAGGTATCAACTTAAGAGTTGGTTAGAGGGTATGTTTGGATTAGACATGAAAGATCCTCTTCAAAGAGCTAGAAGATTAGATGGTGCAAAGGCAGCATACAATGCTTTCTGGAAAGACATGTTAGCAACTGGGGAAGTAGTAAGAATAGATAAACTACTAGACCTTGCAACAGGAGACCTTAGAACAGATCCTGAAGCTTTAGCAGAGATAGCTAGACTTAAAGCTGCTTCTAGAGAGAATCTAGTAGATGATATCATAGCTAAGTCTCAAGCAGACTATAAGAAGTACCTAGGTCTTAAGGCAGCAAAGGAAGAAGAGATTGATAACAGTGAAAAGACAGCTGACTTTAACCTTACGCCTGCTGAAGAGATAGCCTATATGGCAATGTCCCCTGCAGACCAACTGACCTTTAAGCTTAGTACTATCTTAAGACTTACTGTAGCTATGAAGGAACAAAAGAAAAGAGAGTGGGAATACTTTAACTCTCCTGTCAACTTCCTTAATACTATGCCTCAAGCAAGTGTATCTATTGATGAGAATCTCTACTTACAAAATGGTAGATTCAAACCTTGGTTTGTACCTAAGAACATACCTGAGAACTTTGATAAGAAGTATGACATCATCAACAATAATGCTAACCTTAAGAAAGGGTATGACATACTCAAAAACTTATCAGAACAGTTTAGGTCTTATTTACCACCTACAATAGCAGAGAACTTACATGAGAACTTCTTACCTATTATCAGTCCTGAGATGATGGCAGAAGCTAGTGGGACACTAAGCAGACTTAAACAAACAGGTGTAGGTAGATCAATGCTTAACTCTATTTCAAGCTCTAGGACAGAGACTATGAAAAGAGATGAGGGTGGTATTCCTATCTCTTATGTTAGTGAGGCCCCAAGAGTTATAGATTCAAGAGGTAAAAGAACTAAGAAGATAGACATGTCTAAAGTAAGTACTGACTTACCTAGAATGTTTGAGATGTTTGGTGAGATGGCTATACATTACAATGCTATGTACCCGGTTGGGGAGATCATGGATGTAGCTAAGAGGTTAGTTATGGAAGAGAACAAGAACCGTGCAGCTAGAGGAGATAAAGGCCTTCCTAATCTAGTTAACTTAATGAAGTTCTATCAAGATGCTGTAGTCTATAGAAAGTCTAAGCAACTAGAGGGTGTAGATACTACTCCTGTATATAGCCTTAACCCTATGAAGCACTATGCTAGAAAAGCAGAGATGGCTGGTCTAGTAACTGAGTTAGGTAAAGTGAATGAAGAGATAATCCTTAAACGTGTAGATGCAGACTCAGATCCTAACAACCCTTTATTTCAAAGAAGGAAGGAACTAGAGGAACGTATCAAGCTTATACAAGGAGAAGCTAGGTATGTTACAGCCTCTAAAGTGGGTGATACTATGATTAACTTCCAACAGTTAAAGAGTATGTCATACAACCCATTCTCAGCAGTATCTAACCTTACCTTTGGGTATGTTGCTACATACATACATGCAAGGGGATTCAGAGCTGATAAGGATGGCTTCACTACTGGGGACTATACAAGACAGCAATTGCAACAGGCTTACAATATGATGAAAGGTAACATAGCCAACTCATGGTTAAAGGCCTTTGGGTATTCTCACTCTGACCTATCTAGAAAGATATCAGCACTCATCACAAGAGCTAATGCTATTGAGGCCTTAATAGATACTAGGTTTGGTGGTTCTAATCTTACAGAAAATGCTAGCAATTTAAAGAAGTTCTTAGATCCTACAGCTGCTCAGAAGTCTGGTGACTGGTTAACTAAAGGAGCAGTCATTGTAGCTCGAGCCCTTAATACACCTGTACAAGTTACAGTTAATGGAGAAGTTAAAACTATCAATTTGTTTGAAGCTTTGAATATAGAAGGAGAATGGGATGCAGACAAGTATGGTGAGAACAAAGAGTGGAGTTCTAAGAATCCTTCAGAGCAAGTAGGTTGGAATAAGTATCTCTTTAGAACTAGAAAGGTGATGTTATTAATATTTGGTAACCAAGATAAGAACATACCTCTAAGTGCTAGAAGTTCTATATGGGGTAGGTTGCTTGGACAGTTCAGGTTATCTTGGATTCCAGAAGGTATCAAGACTAGATGGGGAGCTAACCAAGGGTATGATGAAATACTAGAAAGAGAGTTAGAGGGTAGATACAGAACTATGCTACGTATGCCTGGCTTTGGTTTACCTTTAATACTCAAGCAGATGGCTAGTGTAGTTACAGGTCAAGATGCCTTTGAAGGAACTAAAGTTACTTACACTGAGGGTGGTATAGAAAAGACTAGAGATATCAAAGACTTTGAAAAGGAGAACATGAGAAGGAATATGGCTGGTATGGCCTACACTGCTCTGTTTGCTTCAATGTACTATCTACTCAAGGCTGCAATACCTGATGAAGAAGAACTTAGAAAGTTAAGAAGACAAGGTAAGAACCCTGCTACATCCTCTAGGATAGCTGCTAACATTGCCTATAGAAGCTTTCAGGATCTTATACTGTATGCAAGTCCTGATATGTTTGAACAGATTACAGGTAATGTAGTTCCTGCATGGTCAGTAGTTTCAGACTTTAAGAAGGCTCTTGCTGCTTGGCATAGAATAGCTTTTGATGACAAGTATGAATGGGAAGACTTACTTCTTAAACAGACTAAAGCATTTCCATTTACTAACCTGGCTAACAAGTGGGAATTCTACTCTTCACATGATATAAGTGCTGCAGTAAGATAACACTATAGTAAAAGCTGGTACTACAATTGAGAGTACCAGTTTTATACTATCTTTGTACCACTATGTTTACACCTAAGATCAGCATATCAGTCCCTAATACTTCTACTTCTGTAACTATTACAGACATTACAGGCACATACCCTACTGACAGCACCGGGTATGGACAGGGGTCTGGTTCCCCCGCTAGTAATGCTGTTTGGAATAAGTTAGTCTATGCTCTGTTCCTTGGAGATTCTCCTACCAAACTTAACTTTTTACCTTACACTACTAATATAGATGTATCTGCTTCTTTAGTAGGTGACTTTAAAGATGGTATTTGGTTATTCACTCAATACTTTTGTGAAGAAGTTGAAAACTTAACCTATACACTTAACACTGCTAAAACTGTAATGACTAAGGGAGATGGTGATGTGTGGGATAGTTCTTCTACAGGTAGTATCTTCTCAGGAGTTTATGGTCTTATCTACAATGGGTCTTCAACAGAACCTAGTGTCATAGATAATATAAGTGTAATCAACTCATTGACTAATCCTTCTATTACACTATCTTCTGCACTTACAGGAGCTTCTGCTAACTCTAATGTATGGAGAGTATATAGAGTACAGAAGTATGTACTGATAATGAATGAGGCAGAATCTAAGTTGATAGCAGATATTGGAGATATGTCCTTGAATGCTCTACACTGTGGAGTTGGATGTGATGCTGAGAAAGCTTCTAAGTTGTGGAATAGAATGTTATTAAAATACAGTGCTCAGATAAACATGTCTTGTGGTAACTACATTAAGGCACATAATGCTGCTGTACTTTTTGCTCAAACTTGTAGTGACCCTAACCCTAACTGTACATCCTGTGAGTAACTTATACAAAATATCAGATTTTACAGGCTTTATCACTAATGAGGAGGTCTGTAAAGCTTTATCAGGAGCAGAAGCTAAGATGGCTGATGCAGCTTTAAACATGGGATACAATGAGTTGTATCAGTTGGCACACAACAAGTGCAGTCCTAGTGACAAGAAAGCTGTGTACTGCTTATTCTTATACATCTATGCTTTAAGTTCTTTCCCTACTAATGGGGAGTCTGAATATACCTTTTTGACTGAAGACCAACTATCAGGTCTATTAATTAATGTAGAACAAATATCTAAATCCTGCTGCTGTGAGTAACTGTACAACTTGTGGAGGTTTCCTCCGAGACCCATTTGATTTATCTACTACTACCTCTAGTGGTTGTCAGTGCAATACTGGAGGATTAGTAACAGAAAGCTCAGCTTTACCTACAGATACTTGCTGTGTTAGCTCTGTAAATGGACAAGTAGGTGTGGTTACTTTGACTACAGCTAATGTAACTGCAGCTACAGGTTATAGTTATTACAATGATACTTTAGTTGCAGCTTTTATAGATGCTACTACTCCAATAGTTTTTAATACAAGTACAGGAACTATTTCTCATGCTAACAGTGGTGCAACTGCTGGAACGTATGGTGGAAGTACTACTTACCCTGTCATTACAGTTAATGCTACAGGACATGTTACATCAGTTTCAAATCAATCTTTTTCAGCAGTAAGTATAGGTGCAGACCTAACTGCTATAGAAGCTTTAACAGGTACAGGGTATCTGATTAGAATAGGTCCAGACACTTGGGCTTTAAGATCTATTTCAGGGGCATCAGGCCGTGTTGTATTTACATACCCGGATGGAGTAACAGGTTCTACTGTAATAGATTTAGCTGCTAGTGGAGTAGTTGCAGGTACTTATGGCAGTTCTATTTCATACCCTGTAATTAGTGTAGATACTTATGGTAGAGTTATTACTGCTTCAAGCTTAGTAATACCAACACCTACTCTTCCCGCACACACTCATACCCTAGGTGAATTATCTAATGTTAATGATGCAGTAGATACTACGGCAGCTGTTAATGATGTTTTATATTGGACAGGTACTCAATGGTCTTACAAGAGTATTGCTGCAGGTACAGTACTGTATGATAGTGTTACAATAACTCCTAATGGTTCTTGGACAGTATGTACAGGAGATGGAGATGTTGATACTAGTTTAATGGACCAACCTATTAACCTTGTTAGGAAATTAGATGACCCTAAATTTGACAATGTAACTTACATTCATTATGCAGTTTATATTACAAAAGCTTCTTTTGCTGCACTTGCCACATTAACCACTGTAGGAACTAGAAAATATTCAAATGATTTAGCTATAGGGACATTGCCTGTAAACTATAGACCTATTCATACAGTAAGTTTTCCTGGTACAGCAGTACTTTGGGGAGCTTCTTATTGGAGTACTGGTCATACTACACAGTTTGCGAATACGCAAGTTTTAGATAGCATCTCTATTGTTATTAAACCTAATGGAACAATATCAATGAATTTAGCTTATGCAGATGCAACAGTTTTATGGGCCACATTAGCAAGTGTTGATTATTTAATAGTACCTGTAAGTTGTTCATTCCCTTCTAAAAAGTTTGTAACATCATAATATGAGTTCATTAAGAAACATAGCAGAAGGATGGTATAACTTCATAAATGCAACATCTTATACAAAAAGATTAATGCAGTCTCGTCTAGAGATCTGTGACACCTGCCCTAGCAAGGAGCAGTTAAGTAGTATTGGAGAAAAGATAGTTACAACTATTAATAAGGAAGGTAACCTTTTCAAATGTAAAGAATGTGGTTGTCCATTGGCAGCAAAGACAGCTAACTTCAAAGAAAAATGCCCATTAGGTAAATGGGATATATCAGGAACCGAATCATACTACTAACATGAACACACTATCAATCTTCAAATACCCACTTCTACTTGTAACAGGAACATCCTTTGCAACATCTTTTGCCTGGTTATCAGTCAAGTATCTACCCTCTTTGATGATATTCTTTTGGCTAGTCCTAGCTGTACTAGGAGACCTATTGACAGGACTTCTTAAAGCATGGGCCAAAGGTCAGGTCACAAGTTCAACCGGCCTTAGAAGAACTGCTACTAAGATAGGTTCATACTGTGGAGCTATTATAGTAGTCATTATACTGATCAACATGCTAGGTATAGTTGACACTACCAACAGTTATAATCTTAAGATTTTAATAGATGGCCTTATAGGTTTTATGGTATTCATTGAACTTTATTCTATTTGTGAAAATATATCAGAAGCATATCCAAATAGTCCCTTAACTTTGTGGTTGATAGAACCTATAATGTTAAAACTAAAAGGTAAATTTTTTAAACCTCCAACACCCCTAGATGATGCAACTACTCCGTCAAAGCTTTAATGTCTTTACTTTCTTTGTGATATTGTCATTGGCAGTATCCTCTTGCTACTCTTCTAAAGAGAAAGTACAAAAACTATTTGATAAATACCCTGTACAAACTGAGAGTGAGTGTGTATCTAGATACCCAGTCAATACTGAGTCATCTATAATACATGAGTTCATTCCAGGAGACACTGTCTACATTCCTAGTAATGTCATAGACTGTGATTCAGTCATTAAGTCTACTAAGGGTATTACAGATACAGTTTACTTAAAGAAGTTAGTGCATGTCCCATGTCCTCCTTCAAGAATTGTACATGATACTATGCATATCTCTGAGAAGAGTGTAGTAGAAGATACTAGGAAGATTGACCTACTCAAAGGACAGATTTCTACATACCAAACAAAGGTAGATGAAATGTCAAAGAAGTTAGACAAAGTCAAAGCTACTAGAAATAAATTTATAGGAGGCTTTCTAGCCTTAGGTATTGGCCTTCTCATTTTAATTTACATAAGATTCAACTAGCATTCCGTGATATATAGGTACAACAAGGCAACCTTAGACCTTATAAAAAGTTTCGAAAGTTTACATGATGGTGACCTTAAGACTATTGGTCTACAACCTAAGATGGATCCAATAGGTATATGGACTGAAGGTTACGGCCGGGCTATGATAGACCCAAGGACCAAAGGACATCTTAGAGGTGTAAGTAATAAAGACTTAGCCTACAAGTTAGCTAGTATCAAGACAGAAGAAGAGGCAATTAAAGCACTGAATGATGACCTAACTAGACTAGCTTATAAACCAATACTAGTTATACTAGATGGAGATAGATGGGTAAGTCTGACAGACAATCAACAAGGGGCCCTTTCTTCTTTTGTATACAATTGTGGAGTAGGTAGACCTCAATACAAGATCTTCAATAACATAATAAAGTGGTTGGAAAAAGAGATGAGTAATGAAGCATTAGCTTCTTACTGGAACAGCTCTGTAGTTAAAGCTAATGGTAAAGAGTTAGCAGGTTTAGTACGTAGAAGAAGAGCAGAGTCTAACCTCTTCTTTCAAGCCTAAAGGTGATAGAAAAAAAACCCCATAGCCAAAGGCTACAGGGTTTCTGTGTAATCAACTTGTTTCTTAAAGAACATATAGTCTTCGGGAGCTTCTAACAGTTCAGTTGTTGGATCAGTGTCAAGAATAGAAAGTTCTCCTTCATTATAAAGGTGTCTTTTCCACTCTTCAATTAGAACAGGACTTCTAGATAAGGCAATTAAACGAAAGTCACTAAACTGTAACCCATTTCGTTCTTCTTGATACTCTAGTCCAGAATTAAGTCGTATGAAGTGCTTTGCACTATCAGACATTAAACTGTACTTTCCGTCCATAAAGTGCCTTACATCTTCTACCCATAAATCTGGAAAGTAGAATTCTAGATACTCTTCTTTGTCAGTAGTCATAACTAGTACACTCCCTTGTCTTACACCCTCAGGAACATACTTGGCATTATAAACTCTAACATAAATTGACTCACCATCCTCTGACAAGAAACTGTTTATGAAGTTACTCTCCCCAAAGCTGTGCTCTGAGAGTCCTAGCAATGGTAGTAGAAAATAAGTACAGAGATTTACTTCTGTCATTGCTTTTATCATCTTTTGTAATTCCATAATTGTCTTATTTAGGACAAAGGTACTACAGTTCTGGAAGGTCCAAGTCAATATCAACCACCTCTATAGGTACAAAACCTGATAGCAGATTAGGATCCCATTGAGGGTGATTAGGGTTTAACAGTGTTACAGTCTGTGATGTTTCTTCAAAGATTATAGGACCATAATAGTCACCAAAGCTTTTAAGATATTGTTCAATTACTTTAGAGTACATGTCCATGTGGTCAATACACTCAGAGAGCAGCTTCTTAGCTTTTACTTCTCCCATTCCAGGTATACCTTTTATGTTGTCAGTGCTATCTCCCATGAGTAATTGCATACAAAGATTGTACATAGCACTCTCTTTAGTAACTACTTCTAGGACAGAGTCCATCTTCTTGTAATCAAAGTGGATACCAGGTAGTTGTCTAAGGTCTTTATCAGGAGAACAATAGACTACTTCCATCTCTTCTTTCATTACATGTGGGTATCCTGATAATACATCATCAGCCTCACAGTTTACTGGCATTACAAATTTCCAATGAGTCATAAGGTAGTTCTTAATGAAGACTTCCCATTTACTTACCCATTCAGGTTTCTCTCCTCTATGACCTTTATAGTCTGCATATTTATACACTTCATACCTGAAGTATGTATCAGCAGTAAAAGACCCTAGATAGTGTGTAGCCTCTGTCTTCTTAAGTATTTCATTGACAATACTGTCTACAGCTTGGGCCACAAAGAACTCATCAGAGTCCTTGTGGTGCCAAGCTACAATGTAGACAATACTATCTGCGTCTATTAGGGCTAGCCTTTTTTGTTGCATTAGTAGGTTTTAAAGATTTATAGTATTCAAGTTCTGCTACCAGTTCAAAGAAGTCATGGGCATACATAAATGCATACTTACCTTTAGTCATGAACCTAAGTCCATTTTCACTAAGTTCAGTACGTCTATGCATTACAACATTCTTTATTCCAGGTACAATAGGAATTTCATCCATCACTTTAACATAACTCAATGTCCCTGTTACAGATTTACACTGTACATTAAATGGAAATCTTCCATTCTCAAGTTCATCTTCATTTGCTAGGTCAATCTTTTGAGCATCTCTACTCCTGTTGACTTGACGTGATGATTTAACATGTTTAAATCCTATGGCTTTAAACTTGTTGACACATTCTCTTTCGAAAGTATGTCCTACTTCTCTGTTACGGTTACTCATAAATGTAAAGTTATGCTAAAGCAATTGCTTCATTCATTTCATCCTCTACTTTTTTAAGTTTAGAATGACTTTCAAGTGCAATTACTTCTTCTAGTAAAGCTGCATACTCAGCATCGTTTAAGGCTGCATAGGTGCTACTGTGGTAGATACCTTTGTTTACACCTGCAAATGAGGAGTGTACAAAGTATCTTCTAGTAGTCATTGTACCATCAGATCCATACCCAATATTAATTGAGTGAATATCTGCTGGATCTACAAAGATGTTATGTGTTGTTGAACCTGCAGTCTGATACCCTTTGATATAAGCAAGACCACCACAATGTAAGCCTTTACAACCTGGACGGCTAACTTGACTCCAAGATGGTAAGTAGTGAGAACAACCTACACGGATATGATGGCCAGTTGTTTTGTTACCTGCCATATCTTCACATACAAACTCATCACCAGATTCACCCATAATAGCAGGACGGAATACTCTGTCCTCTACATACTCAGGTTCTGCATAAGTGATTATGCCGGTGTCTGGGTCAATAGTCTTAGAGTATCTATCTACTAGGACAGCATCTCCATCTGCATCTAAAGAGTACTTGGTAGTAACCTCGTCAGATACTTTGTAACATACTAACAAACCTTCTCTAGTGATAGCTACTTGAGTTGTAGTTGCATGCTGTTTAGCAGCCTCTAAAGATAAACCTTCTTGTTCCATCAACTTGTTTGCCAAGTCTATGTTTACATAAGGTGCAGAGATATACTCAGCAAAGTTCTCAGCTCTTTCTTCACTGTACCCAGGACGGCCAGGTATAGGTCTTAGAAATCTTGTCCACGCTTTAATCAAGGGTTCAATTTCTATTCCCTTTTCTACTGCCTTAATAATCCTGTCAGCAAAAGATGAAGGCAAAGGTTTAGTAGACACGTGATTCCCAACCTTCAAGAAGAACTGATTGGTAGCAGTGTTAACCATTAAGTGAGGAGTCTTAGACTCAATCAACTCTTTGTAAGACTCTTTAGTCATTGGCTCGAATAGAGCTACAATGTCTTTAAGTTCTTCCATTGTAGTAACCTGAAGAGATTTATCTTCAAGTACTTTCATAGCATTATACTTCTCTTCTGAGAACGTACAGCTAAATGATTCCCCATTCACCATCCCGGTGATACGGTCTTGTATTCTGTTTACTGTAATCATCATTTTATTGATTTTAATTGTTACTAAATTACATTCTTTTCTTGACAATACCTAATAATAGACTCTTCCATATTGTTAGGAATAGTCCATTTATAAGGGGTTCTATACTGATTAAATGCTTCTGTGTAGTCAGAGTGCCCTAGAAGATATTCAATACCATTTAATAAACCTCTTACGGGTTTAGACCAATCCAAAAGTTCATTAAGTATGTTAAGAATATCAAGGTCAACTGCACAACCATCTTGTATCTCAGCACTGCCCCACATCTCCTTAGCTACTATAGATATCTCTTCAGCAGTAGCCTCAGATTTAACTAACATCTGAAACTGCTGAACCTTATCTAAGTGAGATAACATATCAGTGTAGGCTTGAGAGTTGTTTTTCATAGCAGCATTATCAATCTTCATATCTACATGGTTAGCTTTAACATAATTTGTAAGAGTGTTATACTTCTCTTTCTGTTCTATGTCTAACGGGAAGTTCTGAAGAAAGCCCAGTTTGTTTAGCTGTTCTTTCACTAGCCTAGAGGTATTCCAACGTATTAATTTATTACTCATTGTTATTGTGTGCCCATTTACTTTTAAGAAAAACTTATTGATGTGTTTGAAGTCCTGATAGAGTTTTACTTTATCCTTAGCTACCTTAATTAATCTTATACCATGGGGATCAAAGAAGTGAGCACAACGATAGGCTTCAGCATGACTATAAATGTTATAACGTCCTCTGAAGTCTATGTAGTCATCTTCATCACTATATCCTCTATAGTTATAGTCATCTACTACTTGCTTATCTCTAGGATAACCAATGCTTTCAGTTCTATTATCTCTAGTGAGTAAAGCAACAAACTCTAAGGTTTGGGCATCAACATCTGTACCATAATAAATCTCTTCTTCATCCCAAGTATCAATCTCTTTTACAGGTACTTCTACTTTCTGCCACTCATAGACTCTATCTTGATAGTTTATACTTGAGCCGTTCTTAAGTCTTGGAGTATGTACTATAGTACTACCATTTAACTTCCTTCTCTCTTCATTAGTCAAATTGATGTTAGCTAACTCCTCAGCAGTCATGTTCTCTAAATCTGTGATATCTTCATCCTCTTCAGATGCTAAGAAATCTTCAGGTACTTCTATGTCCTCATAGATAAGAATTTCCTTAGAACTTAATAGATGTTTGTAAATCTTGTCTTCTAAAGTATGTCTTAGTTGTAAGGCCTTATTCTCTTCTAGGTCCTCAAGTATTAGCAGACTATTCATCCACTCAGGTTTCTCTAGAGTTGTAAATCTACCATGCAGACTTATTAAGTACTTGTCCTTACGATTAGAAGCCCTAGAAGATTTTAAGATAACTATATCATTAAGATGAGTAGTCTCAGTCTCTAGTCTTTCTACTTTCTTACCCGACTTGTTAGCTTTAGTAATATGAGAATAGAAGACTTCTCTATTTGAGAAACTAGAGAGCATCTTAGTATGATACTTAATGCTTGGATCCCCTGTGAAATTAATATCTACCTTATCTAGGTTAACTATATTAGATAGTCTACCTAAGATGTTAGAGCTATTACTCCACTTGTTCTTAATAGAATTACAAACTCTAAGCCATTTGATAAAGTCATTCTCTTGCATCTCTTTTTGTATAATCCTAGAGGCAGAATCAGATGCATCTTTAAATCTTTGAAGTACCATAGCCTTAGTCTTTTCAGACCAGACTAGGGACTCCCTAGATGGAGAGATTTCAACATCTTCAGGTAATACTTTGATACCTACATTACCTAATATATCTTCTAGCTCTAACTCCTTGAAGTCTATAAAGCCATAGTTGACCTTGTTAAGTAACATGTGAGGCTTATTGAAGTATCTGTTATCTGATATTACTAAGCAATCATCTTCATACAATATTTCAGGGGTAAAGTTTTGACGTATTGTTAGGTTGTTTTCTTTTACAAAGAAATCTACATTAGTAAAGTACATCAACTGTCTTTCAACTGCATCTTTGTACTCTTGAAGATGATGTTTCTTAGCTTCCATAGTAACGATAACTCCATTCTTCTCAGTAGTCTTTTCTGCATAGATAACTCCAGTCTCAAAGTTAATAGGTACATTCTCTACACCAGTGTTTAAATTAAACTTTGGTATTACAGATTCCACCTTGGTATTGTAGACATTAAACTTATACCTTAGTCCATTGTACCTAGACTCCATTGTATAGTAAGGATTAACAGACAAGGGAGCTTTAGCACCTATACCAAACTTACCTAAAGGAAGTTTAGATAGCCTCTTAGTAGAATACCCTAAAGAGAAGTATTTAGATAACCTATGGCCACCAAGACCTACACCGTGATCTTCAATTGTGACAAAGTCTTTATCCATATTGGCACCACAATGGTATGTTACTACTACCTTATCGTTTGGAGAGAAGTATGTAGCATCATAATATGAAGGATCAAACTTACTGTCATTGTAAAGTTCCCCTTCTATTTCCTCGTAGTAGTCAGTAATCTGAGCTTTTCCACTTAAGATAAGTGCTGCTACGTTCTTTTCAGTAACTGAGTCAATACCATTAGATACTAACTCCCTGATAGTACTCTTGATAGGATACTGATATTGGAATCTCTGTAAGATATCCATCATCAGTCCCATTGCTGAGCCCTCTATTCCTTTGTTAAAACCTCCTTGTATGTCTGTAGGGGTTTCTTGTAATATTGCCATTAATTTAATAGGGTTATGTGTGATTTAAAATCGTCTAATGGAACTTCTATTCTCTTACCATTATTAGTAAAGAGGATTAGAAAGTCTCTTGGTCTAGTACCGGCATCTATGGCAAGACGGTTAACCATATCTACCTCGACCTGCTCACTGTTATTTTTATCAGTGTATTTAATAGAAGCAACCTTACCTATAAGTATCGACTCTAGGTAATCTTCTAACTCTTCAACTTCTGTCATGTTAATAGTTCTTGAATTAGTATAGAGGCCTCTATGGCCCCGTATTTAGCACAGAAATCTGTAGGGTCTTTTGTCCCAGTTGTTAAAGGAATTGTGACAGACCTAAATGGGTATAGATGAGGACTGGTCTTTCCATCATTGTCAAAGAAAGTAACTACTTCAGTGTACCTCTGCTTTACCCACTCAATTAATAAAGGATCTGGTATCATATTCTCAGCCCTTGGAGCTATAGCATCATAACCTAGAGACCTGAAGAACATTACATCCTTATAGGCCTTAGTGATTATAAGTATATCGTTATTAACTAACTGATTAAAACCTGGTATACAAGCATCTGTCCAATCCATTAGAAAAGACTTAGGATAAGGTTGATATAACTGATACTTGTCAAAGATTCTATAAGCATACATTAATCCTTTAGGACTTCTAGGGCAAGCATCAGAATCATAAAGAAAGTAATAGTCTACAGCCTTTACATTGTATAGGTTTAAGATGTCCTCACTAACATTATACTTACTCCAATATTGAAAGTCTTTAAAGTTAAATTGTCTTGACTTTACTCTAATATGACAGAGTTCTTTTCTTACAGGTGTTATAACTAGAGTCTTAACAGCTGGAGTGGTACCAGCTAGAAGACCAAAGTCAGTAGCTATTTTAATCATAGCCTCTAACCTAGTCTCTAGCTGATATAACACTTTTACAAGATCAAAGATGTCTCCATAGTTAGGAGTGCATGGAAGAGCTTGGTCTTTCCACATGAACTCATTCACTCTACCAACACCATACTTTCTTTCGTAGATACCAAAAGAAGGTTTATCATCTACATTCCTTAATCTTGAATTGTATACACTTCCAATCACTGGCTCAAACTCTAGATAGAAACAATAAAGAGAGTATTCATCTACATTCTCTAGTATCTCTTGCTCATCAAGTAAATCCAGGCTTAGCATAGAACTTAGTTTAAGTCAGAAGAAGTACTAAGATCTACAGGAGCTCCTCCTCCAAACAAGGCTGCTGCACTCTGAGGTGTAGCTGGTACACTGTCTGGGATGTCATCTGTTTCAGTCAATGGAGTACCATCATTAAGTTTGTTTGTAACTTCAAACTTGTTGAAAGCAATCTTAGATGCAATCTTAGGGACAATGGCCGGCTCTACAAACGGGTAGGATTGTAAAAGCTTGTCACGGAACTTAGGATAGTGATTCTTAGTACTGTTTCTACGTAGTAACATTCTAAGTGGATACTCTTCCTTACCAAAGAACTCACTGCACATCTCAATGAACTGACTAGCTAAGTTCTTAGTTATTGCAACTAAAACATTCTCAGTCAAAAGCAATTGAGTGTTGTCCTTAGTGATAGGAATACCTTTGAATCTTTCAAACTTGATCTTGTCAGAAGTCATGTAGCATTTAGCAAACAGAGTGAACATGTTTTGCATCTCTTTAGAGGCATCGTTGGCTTCTTGAATTCTTTGACTCATGCTCTTAGGTTTCCCCTCACGATCATTTTCATCTGGTACATTCAAACACCATACTTTAATAGTAGTGTTACCACCACCTTTACCTGTAATCAACATACCATTCTCATCTACAGCTTCCCCAAAAGGATCTGCATCATCACTGGTTGCTGTACTACCTGCTGTGGTAATAGTAAAGTCTACTGAAGGATTACTACCTTCTTTTTCTGTAATTTCTACATTCTTGAGAATTATATTCTCGTGGATACCTACTCCAATCATAAAATATTTATTTAATTAAAAGGTTACAAATATAAGTAAAGAAGGGCTATCTTTCAAGCCCTTCTTATTGTTCTAGGACTGATTGCTCAAGTCTAAAGACATCATTGGCATCTCAGAGATAGAAGTCTCATGGAACTCTTGCACAGGAGGTGCTACACGAGCTTGGTCAACGTCAAAGTCAGACCCTGGAGGTACCACTGCAACCACAGGAGTCATAGGGAATACATTAATATTCTCTCTTCTTGCTATGTCCGGCTTACCCATATCATCTCCTCTTGAGATAACCTTAGGCAATACAAATATACCATTAAGAGCCTTTGACTTAAGGTTGAAGTTAGTGTTGATTTCAAGGTCTATATACCCTTCCTCATTACACTCTAAGCCATACACCTCTTTAATCAATGGGAGTAAAGTCTTACTACCAAAAGTACTTGCTCCTTGCTCCATTACAGAGAACACAGGAGTTCCATCTTCATTGTACTTTGTAGTAGAGAACAAGTCTACTTTGTTGCAACTCTTAGGGGCTACACCTATGAGTATAAGCTTATTGCTACGGGTAGCATCATCTACTTGGGTCCAGTCAGAGATACTAAAGACATCAAAGCCATTAGTCTTACCTTCGTTTGGTATAGACGTAGTAATCTTACCTTCTGCATCAACAGTTCTTACCTTATTAGAGTACTCCAAAGAGAAGGCATCTGTTAAAGCTTGTGAAGGGTAAACCTTACCTGATTTCCACACACGGATACCCATGAATGTAGAAGCAGGATTGTTGTTAGTACTACTCTTCTTGGCAGCACGTGTGGAGGATTTTGGTACTTCCTCAATTTTTATTTCATTTAAGAAATCTAAAGAAAAACTCATTTGTTAGAATTTAAAAGTTAATTAATTGCCATAGAACTCTCTTGCATCTTTGAAGACTGCAGATAAGTCATTTGGTACTTGAAGACTGTTGAACATACCTTGAGGTGATTTAGCTGGTATAATTACACCAGTTCTTAAACACCTATTGGTAATGAAATTGTACTGTGGTTTACCTTCTCTGTCAAAAGACACTTCAGTAAACAAAGCAATAGTTACAACTGATAAAGGATTGTATTGATCATCTACCAATTTACCCACTGTCTTACCCTTCTTGCCTACAATGATACCATTAGATACCATATCCTCCTCATGCATCATGATAGCAACATTCAAGTTAGCTCTCATACTCTTGCACTTACTAAGGACAGATTGATATGCCTTTGCTATCTCTGTGAACTTATCATAGCCCTTCTCTGCAGACTTTCTAAAGTAGATCTCAGACATAATGAAACCTGAATCATCTATGATTAAGTTCTTTATGTGAGCTGCTGCAGCACTGGTGTTGATACTTTCTAGTACATTTAAAATTGCAGTAGAAGAATCTATCTCAGACAGGTTAGAACCTACTTTATAGATTTCTCCACTACCTTTAAAGGGTAATGGCTTGTTAGCACAGTTAATAATATAAGTCTCCTTAGGGTCTAAGGATTGTATAGAGGTTGATTTACCTGTTCCGGTATCACCTACTACTAGGATTACATTAGCCATTTTTTGTTAATTTAAGAGCTTGGCCTATCCATGGTCCCAGGTCTGGATCCAGGTCATCCGGGAGATCGTAGAACATACCAGCAACTCCATTCATAAATAGTGGAAACATCAGATTCACAGGACCATATCTGTTTTTAATTAGATAGGATACTATGAGACTGTCCCCCAAGCCACCTAACTGTGGGGGAGTACAAGGGAATCCATCAAAGGATTCTAGTTCAAACTTACAGGGTTTTACTAACCCTATCACATAGTCAGCATCACGATAGGTATAGGTACTATCACCAAAGTCCATTTGCTGTGGAGCAATGACATTGGCAGCACCTTTATTACCATGCCTGACTAAGGCTTCTCTTCGAGACTTGATTAAGTCCTGATTGAATTGTTGAACAAATACAATAGTAGTACTGAACATATTCCTAAGGACAACAGCTTTTTTACTCATGTCATCTATAGTCTCTTTACTGTTCTTACCATCTAGTAGGGCTAAGTGATCTATTACTAGTAGAGTCATAGGCACTTCTTGTTGGGGTATGAATGCTATAACTCCTCCCTTTTCTCCTTTAGCTTTCTCATCGGATGATAGCTCTGTACGTTTAACTATACCAAACTTTGAATAGTATTCATCTATTAGGTAATTAGTCAGTATACTAGGGGATACAGTACTGTCTAGTATGTGCACATCTTTTAGTAAAAGTTCCACAAAGGTGTAAGCTTCTTGAATCTTTTCCATCTCCTCATCAGAGGGTTTCTTTTCTGGTATACGGCCCATAACAAAGTCTGAAGACCAATCCAGTCCATACTTCCAATTGAGGTATGTGCAACACCATTTCACTTGCTTCTCTAGAGTTGATAATTCTAAAGAACAGTAAAATATCTTTATAGGTTTATTCTCTTTCTTGGCATGTAGCCACAGAGAGAAAACAAACGTATAGTCAGTAAACTGTGTTTTACCCACATTCGGGTGGGCACCTATAAGATAATACCTACCTCTCTGTATACCATGTAGCTTATTAGTAAGCTTTAGAGTACCAGGGATACCAGTATTTAATCCTTTCCTACCTTTTTCAATTTGCTGTAGAAACTTAGGGTCTCTTATTCCCTCTAAGGTTAAGTTAACCTCTGGTAAACCATGAGATAGTTGAGTCATGTACTTCAGTTTTTATGTGTTCTTTTAATGTTCCATCTTGATGCTTTTGGAGGACAGTATCATAATCAGTTTCCCATTCTCCTGAAGACATATAGTTGCCTACACTCTTCTTAAACTGCATGTTAGATTTATAATAAAGTGTCACTGCCAAAGCCATAACATCAATCTTATACCCTTTTTGGATTGCTTTTTTAAAGGCTAGAACTCCTTCATTAGAATACTTATTTAAGGCATAAGCTCTCCCAAAACTATCGTAGGCCTTTTGAGGTATTTGACATAATGCAATGAACTGCTTATACTGTTCCTCAATAGTACCGCCTTGGATAGCAGGAGTCTGGACAACCTTTGTGGGTATATCCAGAGGAGGAGGTGGAGGAGGTTTCCCTACTGCAGCCATCTCTGACCTAGCCTTATCTGTAAACACAGGCTTGTTCTTATGAAGAGTAACATACTTATTCATGATAAGCCATGTCATTGTATCTTTTAGATTCATCTTATTAGTTTATGTCTGGCACCTTTACCAGAGTCTCTTTAATACGTCTAGAGTCAAAGTCACTTATGGCACTTTCATACCAATTCTGATCTGCAGTATCTACTGCTACTAGTATTATGATTTTAGCTTTATGAGTTAGGTTGTCGTAACGGATACGAACCAACCTTCCTATTCTCTGTACTAGATTACGGTCTACACTATCAACTTGTACTATAAGAGCATTATCAGGTTCACTAAGATTCTTACCTTCGTTTAGGGCCCTAACAGCACCTAACAAAGATATCTCTTTCTTTTGAAATTTCTCTAATGCATCTCTATTACTTTTTGAATGATATACCATATCTCCACATAAGACATTAGCCTGTTCAATACTACCTGCAAAGACTACAGTTCTGCTGTTTGCACTTGTTATCTTTTCTAAACATAAGGTTGCTAGTCTCAGTTTAGAGGGTAAGTTATAGAGGAATTGGGCCCTATCAGAAATAGCTGAGAATCTAAAACCTTCTTTTCTTTTATCTGCCCTAGCTGCCATTGAAGCTATTTGAAGCTTTTTAGTCAGATACTTGTAATGAGCTAGTTCAGTAGTGTCAAAGGGTTTTAGTTTACTTCCAGCTTTTATGTTCTTATTAACACTATCCAAGTTAAACTTAATTACATGGACTTCAAAGTCTGCTATAAGACCCATGTCTACTGCCTCATCTGTAGTAATCTTATAGATGGTAGGAAAGAGTCTCTTTAGTAAGTGGACTCTCTCCATATCATCTGGATAAGCTACCTTGGGGAGAGTAGCAGTTAAACCTAGTACATAAGGTCTAGTAGGAAACTCTAGGAGTGTTTCAAGTTTTCTTAAGTTAGGTATAGTTACTCTATGACACTCATCATAGATAATCATATCATACTTATCCAACTTCTCTTTCAGCAAAGCAGCATAGCATACAAACTTTATGTTACCAATGTCTGTATCCCATTTACTAAACTCTTCTGGCCAGTCTATATCTCTCATCTCTTCAGTTGGAACAACTATAAGTATCTGAGGAGACCCTTTGTCACTTTGATGCCACAGGTGACGGATAGACTCTATACAGCTAATAGCTATCTTAGTCTTACCGCACCCTGTAGCAAGTTCTGCACAACCATACCCTTCATTTTCTAACCAGGCTTCTTCAGCTTCTTTCTGTATCCTTACCTTATTCTCTAATGCCTGTTCTTTGGTCATTTCTTAAACCCTTTAGCTTGTAAGTAAAGAGAAGGAAGGAGTGCTCCTTCTCCTACTGTCATAAAAGATAGGTCTTCTTTGTGCCATTGAAGTAAGAGTTTAGTCCCTGTAGCTTGGAAGGTATGGTCTAAAGCATTAAACCTTAACATACCTGCTTTGTAAGCAAGTTCTACTTCATACTGTTCACTGTTTATTAGTAGAGAAGCTATTCTATTTGCATTTTCTCTATTAATCAAACTAGAGTTGTGTACTATTGTATCTACTATAGCTTGTTTCCTTACCTCATAAGAGGTCTTTTCTATTAGTTCTGTCATGTTGTAATTTTAAGTGATTATAAATAGTTTTCTCTTAGCTCTTGTTACAGCTACATACTTAATCCTGTTCCTTTCTTCTGCTTGTAAGTCTTTGCCACCTATTACCTTCCTGTTACGGTTAATATCATCTAGCATGACTACACAGTTTTCATAAGAACTACCTTGAGACTTGTGGACAGTTAAAGCATAGTTGTACTTTACTGAAGCAAACTCCTCTTGAAACTTAAAGTACTCTTTCCATGCTCCTTTCTTAGAGTAAGAATGAAAGGCTAAAGACTTTAAGTTATTAAGAGTAGTGTTGTATAAGTCCTCAGAGTCTTCATGAATTACCTGTATTTTTCTTACTAACTCCTTATCATCCCTAACTATTTCAACTGTACAATCATACACTTTAAACTCTTGGTCTACTCGAAAGTTGTTAGGTATGAATCCTTTGTTGAGGAACTGTAGGGCCCATAGTTTCTCTTCTCCTTCACGTATATGAGGGGGTTTACCAGCCAAAGCTTTTGTAACCATCTCTTCTTGTGTGTAGTGAGCATAGATAGGCAGCTTGATAGTCTTGACATTTGCTTGTAGCACCTTCATTTCTTCAGATGTGTTAGCTATAATCATCTTGTTACTTGATATTGTCTTATCAGCTACTAGATAATCACCCTTAACAATCTTAGGAGGATATTTGTCATCAAGTCTGTAACTACGTATCATGTCATTAGCCTTGTTAACTTGAAAGTTAGTCCAAGCAAGTACCTTGATATGATCTTGATTGTTATCAAAATCTTCCTTAAACATAGGTAAGACAGTATCATAAAACTTTGAATTATCTAATTCTAATTCCTCTATACCAAAAGAAGGTGTACTGCTTAAGAAGTCTTTGTAAGCTATGTCTTCCTGAACATGTGTACGGATAGCTGTAGCATACTTTAAGATAGGGTTATCTTTAGCTTGTCTCATAGGCTCAGTGAGGCAGAGTTTATGTACCTTGTAGGTATTAAACACTTCATCAGTAAACACATAAGATTGCTTCTCACCTACCGGGGGTATCTGTAAAGGGTCCCCTGTGAAGACTATCTTTAAGTTGTCATGCTTGTTTTTGTAGTCCATTAAGTGTAGAAACAGCTTAGGGTCTAGCATTGATACCTCATCAACTATAAGTATACCTACCTCTCCTATTCTACCATCTTCATAGTTGTCAGCCTCATAACTTATTATACCCTTTTCAGATATCTTTTGTTTAAGGCTTAGAAGAGAGTGGATAGTAGCAAAGATAAAGTCCTCAGGTCGTTCTGAGTTAGTTCTAAGAACTCTTACAGCTTTGTGTGTAGGTGCAGAAATGGCTATAGACGTACTAGTTATAAAATCTATTACTCTGTTTAGAGTATAGCTCTTACCTGTACCAGCAAAGCCTTCTAAGACTATAAAGTCTATTTTATTGTCATTTACTGTAGCATTCTCTAGGTATTCTAGTAATACTGTAGCTACTTCCTTCTGTGAAGGAGACAATGTATTGAATAGTACTACATCTTTAGTCATCATTTGCTACCTCCCTTTTACCTGCTGTTGGCTGTACTAATTGAAAAACTATAGAACCATTAGATACCCCTAATGCTGGAGTGCCTTTAGTAAGATCTGCTTCTGCTTCCTGTTTAATGAACTTAAAGAGTAGAGCATACTTTTCAGAGTCTAACTTCTTAGCTCTTTTCTTGTTGTCAGTAAGATAAGATAGTAAGTGATTAGTTTCTGAGTAAATCATTTCATGGGATCCCTCTCCTGCTTTTACATAGTTCTTAAGAGCAATAGGTAAGATTTTAAGCTTATCTTTCTGTAGTTCTTTCATTACCCACTGCTGTGTTTGTGTGGGCAATAAAGGCACTAGCTTTCTCTGAAAGTCTAGGACTAGTTCTTTCATGTTGTGTTGTGTTTCTTCTGGTAACCCTATTACTGAGTCATGAAAAACCTGTCCCATGATGATGGCATTGCATATAGCCTCTTTGATCTGTTGGGTTACTAGTGAAGGGTTTTCTTCTGTACGGGTTATTACTTGTTGGGTCATATTATGTTTTGTTTTATGATATGTTTGAAAAGATAAGTTGCTTCTAAATCGTTTGTACTTAATAAATTTTTAAATGTAGCTATGCTATGTATGATTGTAGTATGGTCTCTACCTCCTAAGTCTTTACCTATTTGTGTCAATGATACTGTTTGGTAGTTAGCCTTTAGTATGAATGAGTAGGCTTGTCTTATGACAACTAAATTCCTAGACCTACGAGACCCATATATATGTTCTACTGTAACATTAGCTCTGTTGTATTCGTTACTAGCCTGTATTAAAGCCTCTAAAAGTTTAGACTTTACATTAGGTGGGAATGCTTCGTAATGCCTTAATCCTGGTATTGCAAGATAGTTTATTGCTATTTGGTCCATACGTCACTTATGTTTGTATCAGCCTTTAACAAGCCTGAGGGGATTATAATTTTAGCAGCCTCACACATTAAGTTATCAAACTCCACTTTCCACCACTCTGCTATGTCTTCTGTACAAGTAGTAGTTAGTTGGTCATGGACATTTAATAGTAGATGTATCTTATCCTGTAAGTTGTTATCTCTAATATACTTATAGGTCTTCCACATAGCTAACTTAATGATGTCGGCTCCTGAACCCTGAATTGGGTGATTTTTGCTTTGTCTCTCTATTCTACCTAGTGCAGTATTAAACTGTATACCTTTTAGGTGAGACTCTATTTCTGTTTTGTACATCTCCCAAGTTGGGAACCATCTCTTTCGAAAGATAGGACTTAAAGTTTGAGTGTAGCCATTCTGTACGCCAAACATACCAAAGGATTGTAAGGTCTTTTTAATTTGAGGAAATGTTTTAAAGTAGTCATCAATTAACTTCTCTGCTTCCTTAACAGAACATTTAAGTGTAGATGCCAGTTTATACTGTGACATACCGTAAGCCAGGCCAAAGTTAACAGACTTGATAGCTGTCCTGAATGTCTTATGTCCTTTACACTTACACTTATCTCTCTTAGTAACAAAGACACAGCCATCCTGAGTAGCATCTGTCCATTTCTTTCCAAATACCATTGCAGCAGTTACACTGTGCAAGTCCTCTCCTCTTTCTATAGCCTTATACCATACATCATCTTGGGATGCAAAAGCTATAAGACATAACTCTTGGCCGGTATAGTCACTATCTACAAACTTCCAACCAGGTTCATAAATAAAACAGTTTCTATATCTATTACCTACTGCCTCATATCCTGGGATTTGTTGCATATTAGGTTTTAGAGATGAAGATCTGCCCGTACTTACTACTTGATTGTAATTAGTCCTTACTCTACCGTCAGGCTCAACAAACTTCTCAATGAAAGCCTCACCAAAAGAAGACATAAGTTTCAAGGAGTCTTTATACTCTGATAGTCTTATGAATACCTCATGTGTAGCCTTAGATAGAGACTCTTCGTCTAGTCCTTTGAGTTTAGGTTCTACACCCTGTAGTACATTTAATGCTTGTTGTTGAGAATTCCAGTTAATGTTTATAGTACCCTTAGGTAGTACAAGTTCTCTAGATATCAACTCTTCATTGTGATGCTCTATTAGATAGTCTATCAATGGTTTGGTATCTTTCTCCTCTAGACTTGCAAGAATATACTGTTGCTCTGTGGGTAAATTAGGATGGTTTCTTATGTACTTTTTAATGACACCTAAGCTACCTCCCTCAATGTCAGGGAATACCATCTTTAAGAGCTCTGCTTTTTGTGTATGTGCATTGATATTAAAGTTAATAGTATCTTCTGTTTTGTAGTAGCTATGTGATACAGCCTTGTCTAATAATCTAACATCCTCTCGTATCCATTGGTCTAACTGTAGCTTAGCTTGGTTTACTATAGGTTCAGCAAGACTAACATTCTCCATCCACTTCTCATTATCTAACTTTACACCATGAAAGGTGCAGTCAGAAAAAGCTAAGAGACATCTCATCTCTAACCAAACAGCATTGCCTAAGTTCCAGTTGTCAATCTCAACCTTTTGAATGTCTCTTATCTTACCTAAATGGACCACATCGTCTGCAGCATATTTAATCTTTTCAGGAGTTAAGTAACCATCTCCAAAACTAGTCTGTAAAGTCTTGTCTAGGTTTAGGTTACAATACTTCCAAGTAAGATCAGACAAAGAGTAGTTAGCATTCTCAATACCTCCATTGAGTATCTTCTCAGCAATCATAGTACAGTAGACATTGTGTATCTCTATATCATAGAACTTAAGAACTATATACTCAAAAGCAGCATTATGAATGAGTTTCAGTACTGACCAATCTTCTAGTATACTCTTAATGTAGTCTACTTGACCCGGAGAGAGCATACCAAATTCTAGTACATACTGTACATTACCTTCTACGTCACCAAACTGCATAGTCTTGCAACTCTTAGTACACCAAAAGGATGTAACATTAGTCTCAATATCAAACTGGACTTCTTTAAGGTCCTTAATCCAATCTTGAAACTCTTCCCAATTACCTGAGTATTGAGGCATGTCTGTACTTATTACCGTTTTAATCATATCTTTTATCTATTAGTTTAGACTCATCTGACAACGTGCTATAAGAATAGACTTCTAACCCAAACTCATCTATGTAAATCTCATCCCCATTAACTACTAGCTGAGCAACTTTAATATCCTCAAGATCGATTAAATTGTTTTCTAGCATCTTCTCATGTATTGGTGAAAAGACTAAAGAATGGTCTACAGTAGTTTTAACTTGAAAGTTTAAGCTCTTTAAGTATCTTATCGTATCAGTCCTGCTCATGCCAAACGGTAGAATTAACTCAACCGGGGAAAGTTTAAGCTTTTCTTCTCCTATCGTATGAGGACTGTCTATGAGTACTCTTGGACCATTTTCTGACATGAAGAGTCTGTAGTCTTTTGTAAAGTCGAATCCCATATTATAGGTTTTACATTGTTTTTTAATAGGAATCTATTAGCCTTCACAAAATGGTTACTTTCAGTGAACTTATGTCTCCTATAGACTTCTGCCATAGGATGATAATTCTTTAGTACCAATTTGGATCCCTTTATGTAAGGTCTTATGTAGGTGTTGTAAGTTTCTTCTGCACTATCTCCCCAAATCATAAAGACTATGGGTTGATTACTTTGTGCAAGAGCCTTTAATGTAGCCCCGGTGAACTGTTGCCACCCTAGACTGCTATGGGCCAAACTCTTTCCTTTTGTAGTAGTTAAGATAGTATTCAGTAAGAACACACCTTGTTTACTCCAATCAGATAAGTCCCCATTTGTTCTTTTAATAATAGATAACCCACTCTTAAGTAGTTCATTAAAGATGATATTAAGAGAACTAGACACCTTACCCTCATTAGAAGAGAAAGCTAATCCACTGTCTCCCTCATCAGGGGAAGGGTCTAGTCCTAATATTACTACCTTAACATCCTCTAAGGGAGTCTCATATACTTTAAAGACTTCAGATAAGTGTGGACACAGTTCAGTAGAGATTGACCGTATCTTGTCATAAAGTACCTTAAAGTACTTCTTCTTTGTCTCTTTCTGTAGTACTGTGTACCATGTCTGTAGTTCTTTCTGCATCTGCTCTTTTGTTATGTACTGTTTCTAAAATTAATCCACCACTAATGTGTTTGTCACCTATCCTAAGGTTATCAGTAATGGTAGAAACAGTTGCTCCGTCTAGCTGTTTGAGTACAGCCATATCTATCTCATCAGTTCCTGTTAGGACTAACTTAATAGTTCCATTCTTAATAATAGTTCCGTGTATCATGCTGTTTATGTTTTAAAAATTTAATTGTGTTTTAAAATTTATGTATCTTTGTATTATGGCCAAGAAAAAATATACTTATCCAGTTTCCCCTACACCTCAAGATGCTACTTATGCTTCTAGATCTTTACGTATTCCTCTTAAAGGCAGTCCAGAAGATATCTGGTATAGTGCTAACAAAGTAAAGACTTTTTCCCCTAATGGCCGTTTGCCTCTTACTAAAATTGTTAACTATTTAGGTGAAAAGATTAATCCTAACTTAGAAGTTATTCCTAAAAATCTAGTAAATTATAAAGGACGTGACATTGCTATAGCTTACCATGGGGGTAACAATACTGATGAAGTTTCAAAGTCTACAGGTTCTACTACAAGTGATTTATCTAATGCAGAACGTGGTGTAATGGCTAGACTTGCTTGGAATGCCTATAATAGAACAGGAAAGCAGCAAGGGGGTACAACTTATGATGACTATAGAAATCTTACTGATGCTAGAGGCAATAAAGAACTTACTAAGATACAAGCCGGTAACCCTAATCCTATAATTGAAACTGCTAAAAGTTTTATAGATCCCGTAACAAGAATGGCTACTTATGTAGGACAAGCTTCATATACTATGGATCCTGAAAACAAGAACGTACTTATAACTGATAAGTATGATTTTAAGAATCCCATGTCTACTGATAAGAATGGTAAGATGAAAAAGGGGTATCTAGATAAGCCTACTAATAATGCTGCAACAGATTTCTATAGGTCTGAACGTAAAAAGGCATCTCAACAAGATGAGGGTTATAATATGCCTATGCCTAATATAAAATTTAGTATACCTATATCAGATACTCAATACTATACCCCTCCAGTTGCTCCGGCTAAACGCTTTGGAGGTAGTCTTTTTAGCAACATAAAAGCTGCAAAAAGAAGTAAGATGAATTGAACCACTATGATGAGTGGGACAATAACACAAAAAATCCAGACATTAACAGCTTCATAAGTAGTATGCATATAAAATGCTAATTCTTCTAAAGCTTCTACACACCATTTAAATATGGTATTGATTTCAGTATTTGTAATCATGGTTTAAAAGTTTGTAGGTACTCAAGTAAGTACTTCGCATAGGAAGTCATCAACTCTGCACCCTTGTAAACAAAAAAGTCTTTCCCTTCTTTTACAGCCTTGTTATAGGCCTTTTGTAATGGCTTCAGGTCTTCCACTGTTATTACTGGTCTTGGCATTAGTCTAAAAGTTTAAAGTGAACAAGCATTTTCTTGACTTCGTCCACTAGCTCCTCAATAGAACCTGAGTTGTTGAGTACATAGTCAAACTTGTGAGAGTCAAGAGCAGTTTCTGAAGAGTGTAATACTCTAGAGTGAAAAGAACTCTTTCTATCTATTTGTATGCACAATCCTCCTTTGCTCTTGATAGCCTCATACTCGTTAGGAAATCTGAGGTCAGTGATGACCCAATTAGGATATATATCCTTACTTACACTCTCACCTTTTTTCCATATACTAGAGTCAGAATCAAGTCCTAAGTTATACACTTCTGCAACAGGGTAGTAGCCAGCAAATAAAGCATTAACCCAAGTGTTGGGATGTAGTCCATTTCTTATAGCCTCTGTTCCTAGCTTTTGTAGAAACAATCTATAAGTCATAGGTATAAAGGCACAAGCATCTTCTCCTTCATCTCCATCAAACTCTGTAATCTGTTTAAAGTAGGACCAAGATGAACTCATATAAGAGTCTTTGAACTTTTGATCTTCAAATTGTTCTGCTGGTATGCCAGTAAGTAGAGAGGCTACATCTTTGAGTTTACCTGCAAACTTCTTGATTTTCCAGTCAGTTTGATTCTGTAGTAAATGTTGTATAATAATTCCTACCGTGTCTTTGCCGGAACCTATTCTTCCTGAGATTCCTATCAGGTTTGGTTTCTTTGTCATGTGTTTAATAGTTTTTCAGTGAATTCTTCTACTTGTCTTCTCTTCTCATCATCCATCTGTACCATCATTCCAAGTACGTTCTGAACAGATAAGGTTTCCCAATTGTCTGTAAGTTCTTTTCTCATTACCTCTGCCATCTCTTTAGATACTATTAAGTTTAAATCTGTTTGGACGGAATCAATCTTTTTGATTTGGAAGTTTAGAAAGTTCTTAGCCTGTCTTTCTGCTTTTACTTCTATAACAAAATGTCTTAAGTATTTAGAGGCATTAGTGAGTAGAAGTAAGGAGGTTTTTAAATAGTATTCTGATGAATTGTTTTGCATTTTATGTGATTTGTTAGTATGTAATTAAAAAAGATTCAGCTTTGTTTATCAGGCTCATCTCTTCTGCACGAGATTTACAGTGAGTCTTAGGACACTCTTTCGAGGGCAGACCAGACTCTATTTGCCAGACAGGTATAAACTTGGCTCTACTACCTCTTAGTGTAGAGTACTAAATCTTAAAACAAAGAAACGAAACTAAGCTTCTCCTCTAATGCCTACCATTGAAGGTACTGGCTGGATAATAGTTTTTTTAATTAATGTAAACTGCACAATTGATGTTAAGGAGATATACTCTCTAACAGAGACTGTTCCTACTGTCTGACCTTCGGGCCCTTGAGCAGGTACGTTGTCTACTTGTATTAGTAAAGCATCTCCTTCAATAATAGCACTGCCTTCTTCTCTATTTAAAGATAAAGGTTGCTTTCCGTGGGTGGTGTGAACCACTAGTGTGTCCCAGTCTTGAGACAGGTGTTCTGTTTTTAACATGTTTTTGTTTTTAATTGTTATCTTTGTAAAAAATTATCAAATGGCTACTTCATTACGTCTTGGTGGAATTGAATCCACTTCTTTTATCAATGACCTTCATACTATGCTGATGCAACTTAAGGTTACACATTATAACACAACAGGCTATGCAGAGCATAAAGCCTTAGGTGAAGCCTATGATGCCTTGAACGATTTAGCTGATAGCATCTCTGAGAAGTTAATGGGGTATACTGGTACTCGTATCTCTACTATAGTCTTAGGAACTGTAAATGCTTCTAGTGCTTCTTCTCTTGCTGAGAGTATTAAATCTATTGCTGCTACAATCATTACTTATGCTACTACTAAGAAGTATGAAGACTTAGGTAACTTAGGACAAGAGCTATCAGGTATAGGTGCTGAGCTAAAGTATCTTTCTACACTTAAGTAGTCAACAACCCCCCCAACTCTCTACAACAGCTTTTACTAGTTTCTTTTCTTTGGTGATACCAAAAGTAGAGTTATAGTAGATTCGTATCTGATCAGTTGTGTAGTGTCTTACTATCCCTCCATCACAATGCACTACGCACCATACATCATTCTCAAGCATACCTGAGTTAGTGACATATATTGCATAGCCATCTTTGTTGCCTTCGACTACTACAGGGATGGGTTGTTTAAATTCTAGCATTAGAAGATGTATCTTATGTTTTTAGGGTCAAAGAATTGAGAGTAGAGTTGTGTAAAGACCTTTACCATGGAACTTTTTAAGTAAGCTTTATACCTTATATTGTCTGGGGCATACTCAGAATCTTTAAACTCTTGGAACTCTGGTCTTCTACATAAACTGTTTACAGCAGGTGAGTTTCTCATCTCTTGTATTATGTTGTATGTTAAGAAGATACATTCACATTTGAGGTCGATACCTCTATTGTGTAGTAGTTCAAATAGTTTATGATACTCTTTTAACCACCCTTCTGTGTAGATAATAGGACTGAAGTTTATCTGTACCTCTAGCTGTTCTTGTAGCTTAGGTATGCTGTCTATTCTATCTATTATCTTGTCAGTGTTGGGTTCAAGTATGTCAGAGTATATCTGTGGCATAAGGCTTACTCTTATTCTGTTTTTGGTAGGATCTAAATCATAAGTGGGAAAACGGGTAGGGTATTTAGTAGCAAAGGTAGACTTAAATTTCTCTGAACTGTTAAAGAAATCAAAGACTTTTTGCCATTCGTAGTGCTTAGACATTAGTGGTACATCAGTACTGCATCCAATGTCTACGGTGTAGTATGTAGGATCTGTCTGATTAGGTATCTTGGGCCAAGGTTTATCTTTTACCCATCTATTTACAGACTTAAAGATTAAATCTCTTTCTGTGTATATCTGTACAGTATCAGAATTATACCTTCCAACGTAACAGTAGGATTTCATACAGCCACCTAAACAACCATAGATAAAGTTAGGTGAAATACAATCTGCACTCCTACCGTTATCTCTAGTCTTAAAGGTTTTAGTAGACTTATGTAGTACTTTCATCAGTAGATTTTACATCCCTAACCGCTCGAACATAGCCGGTGTAGTTCTCGTCGTAGTTGGACTGAGAGCCACTGGCGAAGTACTGATACCAGGCGAAGCCGTTACCGTCCTCACTAGAACTCCAATAGTAGGCAGCGGCAAAACCCCCAATACTTTCTCTATTAACCCACATTAGATGCAATTCTTCTCTTGTAGGTAATCTCCAACCATCTCCCAAATCTTCACATACTTTCTTTGCATCTTCCCAATTATGTTTTCCTAAGTCTTTGGGATACACTTCAAACTTTAGATGTTGCTCTAATATAATTGGTTTAGGCTGACTGTACTTTTTTTCAATGTCATGTTCAATCTTAAGGACTAAATCGTGGATAGATAAGACCGTATCAAGGTCTTTCTCTTTGATGTCATAGCCTACTATCGCTGAGGCTATTCTCATGTAGTTGAGTTTTTCTTTGTCTGTCATCTTATTTCTTTTTAAATTGTTCAAACCTTAATCACATAAAAACAAACATAATAAAGGTATTAGTATCATTATCCATACTATTATATGTTGTTGAGTGTCATATTTATTCATTTTATTTCTTTTTTACTTGATTAAACCATTCATTTACATTTTCTACTTCTTTGCCTATTCCCCTTGTAAAAAGAAAATCTACAATAAGTTTTTTAACTTCTTCCTCACTATACATTCTTTCTTGTTGCCATTTAGCACCTAAAATAATAGCTTCTTCTTTTGAATGATTTATATTTGAATGATTTGTATATTTAGAGTTCTTTAATGCAAATTCTTCAAGTGTTTCTTGTTTAGCTTCATCTAATGGAATACAATCACAATAGATTGTATGACCACAATAACACTTAATCTGCTTAGGCTCTAACGCACCCTTCAATGACATATAGTTTTTGGCTCTTTCTTTAGCTTCATCTTTTGGAATGATTCTTAATTTATATTCCCAACTTTTATCTAATGGGTAATTCCAATTTTTGTCAACCTCTACACTCTCACAACTTGGATTCTTAACAAACCATTCTAAGAACTCATTGTCAATAGCTTGTACACCATCTTTGATTAAGTCTTGGTCTGTTGTTAAAATGATTTTTTGACAACCTTTATGTGGTGTGTATTCTGCCTTGAAAATCATATTACAATCTGGTTTCCAAAAATAATCACCTGCTTTAATTACTTCATCATTAGTGATGTAGATATTGTCATTTATTTGGTGTATGTTCTTCATAATGTGTCGTATAATTTACTCTGTTACGTTTACGTTGTGTAAGATAAAGGACAATACTACAATTCTCTATATTGCTCAGAGTTTAGCCAATCTACAAATTCATGCTTAGCAAAGTCCCTAGCAAACTCATCGTCTGCATATCTTTTAGCATTGAAATAGTTTCTTAACTCCTCTGCTGGTAGTATTCCCATTGGGCCTGTAAGTAGTGTCTCATTATCAAGGGTTTCTTGTGTCAGCATTTTCTTGGTTTTGAATGTTATTTAATTTTGTTTCTTCCTCTAGTTTAAGTTGTTCTACAACACTCTTAACGGCCTGCATGTATTGTGATACAATTGAAGGGCCTACAGATTTGTAGCCACTCTTTAGGTTGTTGTAATGGTTTACTGGTACTCTAGTCAGATACTTCTGTTTGTAGATTGCACTCTCATCTATATACTTTAAAGAATTGTCTTGAGAGTTCTTAAGAAGTTCTGCACCTGTGATCTTAGTACCCATTACTTTATCTATATAAAGAGGTGGTAGACTTTCAGCTAGTTGTCTTAGTTGTTTTGCTATTGCTTTTTTCATAATTCAAAGTAAGTTAAAGTTTTAGAGTTTCTTCAGCTTTTCCTTCTTTTTTTCTAAATAACAACCAAGGTTTATTTGTTTTGGCATTCATGTAGTCACTGTTAGAGCCTTTGATACGATTGTACCAGTCTCTGTACTCATCAAACTTCTCTTTTGAGGTTATAATTGAAGAGTTACCAAGACCACTAGAACCATCTAGGTAGACTTTCTGATGTTTGAAAGTACCAAAGAGGAATATCTCATCAGGATTACTCTCATTGTCTTTCCATGTACCCATTCTTGATATCACCTCATCACTGAACTTCTTTTCACCAATACTAGCAAAAGGCTTAACCTCTTTGGTAGTCCTAGAAGCTTCAATGAAATTAGGAAAACATAACTCTATGATTTCTTTAGGGAAGGTCATATCTTTTACCTCTACCCACGTATCACCTATTAGGGCTTGTATGAATGTATGCTTTTCTGCTTTTAGTCTAGTGCCAACATCTGAAAACAGTCCGTCTGTTTTGAATAGTTGGCCTGACTTTGTTCTTAAATACTGCATGTTTATAAAATTTTAAAGGTTTGTAATAAAAGAAACAACCATCCGGCTTTGTAGTGTTAGACACATCACACACTCGGTTTTATTAGTGTTGGCTTCAGGTTGCTTCTTAATGATTTAAGGGTGCTTTTTGTATGAGTATTCAAACTGAAAGCATAGGAAAGAGTAGTAGTTTGTTTTTATTATAGGCTCTCCAAATATATCCTTGTGCTTAGAGTATACACTTAGTAGATACCAGGTGCTTAAGTCAATTCTAAGATGTAGGCTTATAAGCTTGAATCTTTTAAAGAACAGAAAGGTATGTACTAGCAGTACAGGGATCCATAACATTACTAGAAATAGAAAGGTTACTATATCCTCTATGGTAGTGTAAGGAGTAGGGACAATGTCTTTAATACTGACGTACTCTTGTAGGTTTCTATACATTAGTAAGGCCATAACAATTGAAAGGACAATGTAGATTAATAAGTAAGACATAATGCAAGGGGGTTTAAAGGGTTAATAGAATAGTTTATTTCTTGATCAATGTACTTGGTCCACTCATCAGGTGTAATACCTGAGATAATAAACTCTCTCCAATCGGGAGATACAGTGGGCATAGCAACTTGAATCTTCACTCCTGACATGTAAGTTTCTAGTTCCTCAGGAGTACAAGGAACATCTAGTGTGTGTTTCATACCGGTTAAGGTAGAGGTTCTTGTGATTTTCATCTTTAATTGTTTTAGGTGTAAGAAAAAAAAGTGGAGTGTTGGGTAACGATTTACCCAACATAAAACCAATAGTGCCTGAAAGCTGTCGTCTATTTAGTCTCCACTTGTTGTAGTCAGGACAGGATTCGAACCTGTATTAAGTTACTCATTAATAGGGACTGTCTACGGGTTTTCTTTATACGGAAATTAATCCTTTCGTATGGGCTGTTTGTTAGTCCCATCTTTAAGGTGTTACCACCTCATACCTCTTCGTAATGTATATTAATTTCTCACTTATCATTTGGGAGCAACCCATTAGCGTCTACCATTCCGCCACCTGACTATTTTCCCCACCTTGAGATTACTGGTGAGTAGATGTATCGGTTTTCTTTCTTTCAATAAACCTGCGGGTCTTACCCTCTTAAAATTAGTCAAACTACTTGGAGCCTCTGTTACCTAGCTTTATCCCAAAGAGACTGGCGTTAAGGATGTCCAGTCCAATACCCTATTCATTGTTTAAGTCTTGAATTAAAGACTCTGAGTATCTCTTACTCATTGCAGTCAGGACAGGATTTGAACCTATATTCTCCCTCCCTTTAGAGCTGTGTTGCACAATTACACCACCTGACCTATTATCATCTAATCATTCCATTGAATGTAAATATAGTCATTGTTGTTGTGTTCAT